GAGCGCGAGTCCGCCTCTGAGATCGTTCGGGTCGGCGCGATCGGCGTTGCCGTCGCCGCGAACGCATCCGGAAACGTCGACCTCGCCGAGCGCCTCGAAGCGGCGATGGTCGGCGCGATCGAGTCCTGCCACGCCGAGGGGATCCTCGATCCCGAGATCCATCGCGAGCGCATGATGACTGCTCGCGAAGCGGTTTTGAACGCATAATAGGCTCTTAAAATGCCCCGTATTTTTAACGCCGCGACGGGGCTGCGTCCAACTGGCTGGGCGATCAGCCGGGCCTCGGTCGGAACCTACATTGACAGCACGGGCGTCCTTCGTACCGCAGCGGCGAACACCGAGCGGGTCGACTACGCTTATAGCGGCACCCTACTCGGCCTCGCTGTTGAGGCAGCCCGCACCACCATCATCCCGTCGCGCTACAGCAACCCGCTGTATGGTACGGTTGCGGCCTCCCTGACGCAGGGGCAGGCGGATCCGGCCGGTGGCACGCTCGCCGCCCTGTTCACCCCCCAGAACAACACGGGCTCTCGCGCCGGTATCACCAACGGCGTCAACGGCACGGGCGGGCAGATCTACCGCCTGTTCATGCGGGTAAAAGCGAAAGACGCAGCCGACGTCGGCAAGCGTTTCAGTCTCTATTTCTACAACAACGCCTTCGCCGGAACGATCAGCTTCACGCTGACCGCGAATTGGCAGACCGTTTCGACGACGCTGAATTACAGCAGCGGCACGATCTACCCGAACATGCCGGGGTCCGAGGTCGGGACCAACGACCTCGCCAACATGTACGTGTTCGGTGGCGAGCTGAAAGCCGGCGCCGACGCACTCGACAGCTACATTGACACAGGCACCAACGCGACCGGTAGCCGCGCCGCTGACGCCTATTCGTTCACGCTGGCGGGTGGCGCCTCAGCGCTCACCTACACCTTCGACGACGGCTCCACCCAAATCATCTCCGGGCTGACCGGCGGCTCGACCTACACCATCCCGACGAGCCTCAACCGCTCGCGGGTGATGTACATCGACGATAATTCCGCGTCTGGAACCCCGACCGCAGCGACGGGATCGGGTGCTGGATCTAGTAGCGCGACGGGATCTGGCGGCCTCGCCACGACCGGTGTTGGTTCGGCTGCGGGAGCATCTTCAGCAACCGCGGCCGGTGGGACTTCCGTTGGAGCCACGGGAACAGCGGCTGGCTCAGGATCCGCGACGGCTTCATCGAGTGCGACGAATCCTGTTGGAGCGACCGGTACGGTTTCCGGGTTGGGCACGGCCGCGGGATCGGCCGGGGCGTTCTTTGCGGCTTCGGGCATTGCTTTAGGTTCTGCTAATGTCGTCGGGGCTGCTTCGGCTTTTTCCGCCGCTACGGGGTCGTCGAACGGGACATCGACGACGTCCGGATCTGCCGCCGCGTCTTCGGGCGCCACGGGATCGGCATCCGGCATCGGCACGGCCACGGGATCTTCGAGCGCGATCGCACCGGCTGGTGCGGCTGGTGCTTCTTCCGGCGCAGGATCGGCGTCAGGAGCGGCTTCGGCGCTTTCGGGGGCCTCGGGGTCATCTTCCGGCGTCGGTGCCGTCTCAGGGTCAGCCGCGGCAAACGAGAACGCTTTTGGATCCGCGACCGGCTCCGGTTCGGCGACGTCTGTCGGCGGATTACGGGCCGGCGCCACCGGCACGGCTTCTGGCGCGAGCGCGGCCAATGCCTCGGCGTCCAATACGGCCCCCGCAATCGGTTCCGGGGCGGCGGACGGCTCTTCGACCGTGTCGGCCTCTGGCGGAACTCGTGTCGGCGCGACCGGTGTAACGTCAGGATCCGCGACTACTTTTGCTCCGAGCGGATCGACGGCAGGCGCATCGGGCACGGCATCCGGTGCCGGTACGGCGGCGGCCTCCGCGGCGAATACGATCCCCCTCGGCGCCTCGGGCTCCGCGATCGGTAGCGCGACAGTTTCCGCGACAGCCGGAACGTTCACTTCGGCTTCGGGGTCGGCCAGCGGCATCGGCACGGCGGTCGCTGCCCCCGGCGCGCGAACCTCGGCTTCCGGGTCTTCCGCAGGATCCGCGGCGGTGGCGGGTTTGGCGTCCGCTCGATCGAGTGCGACGGGATCAGCGTCCGGCGTTAGCACTGTTTCTGGGCAAACCGCGGCGGCGGCGATCGGCGCCATGGGGTCATCGTTCGGTTCCTCGTCGGTCGTCGGCTCGGCCGGTGTTCGACTCGCGAAGGCCGATGTAGAGATCTCGGGCGTCTTTAACGATAACGTCGATCTCATCGGGGCATACGACGATCGGGTCGAGATCGTTTCCGGGAGCGGGGGATCGCAATGAGTGCGGGTTGGAACGTAGAGCCGTCGAGCGAGCCCGGCGTTCGCCAAGCGAAGCGGAGTATGCGCGCGGGCGACAAGAAGGTCTGGACGATATCCGTCCCGAATCGCGACCTGTCCGGGTTCTCGGCGACCTGGTTTTTCGGCATTCCGTCGAACCCAGAGCGTCTCAATATCGAGAGCGCATCGTACGCGAAGCCGCGGATCATTCTGAAGAAGTCGACCGATGCAGGCAGCCTCGCTATCGTCCAAGTCGCCGGAATCTGGCGGCTCGCTTTTACAATCGTAAAGGCCGAGACGATCGGCCTCACGGTGCGTCCGTACTGGCAGCAGGCGATCGTGTACGACCCGAACGGCGAGCCGACGACGATCGAGGAGGGTCAACTCTCGATCGAGCCGTCGTTCGCGACACTCGAAGCCGCGGCCTGATCCGGTTTCGGGAAAAGAAAAAAGCGGTTATAGCGGACAGAGAACGAAATCTGCCGAAGGCTTCCCGATATGACCGCCAAGTTCGTCCAGGTTGTTTCGACCTACGGCCCGATGCTCGAAAAAGAGTTCGGGTTTACGACGATTCAGGCTTCGGGCTTTTGGGGCAATTTCGCCCGAGAAACCGGTGAATTCCAGCACTACCAAGAGATCGGAAGCCGAGCGAATACCGGCGGACGCGGATGGGCGCAGTGGACCGGGCCGCGCCGGGTCGCCTTCCTCGGGTACTGCACGGCGCATAAACTCGATCCGAAGGCCGATGCGTCGTCGTATGCGTACGTCCTTGTCGAGCTTCACGGCGCCTACAAGTCGGTCGTGACCGCCGTCAAGAAGTGTAAGACGATCGAGAGCGCGACGACGACCGTCGAGACGCTGTACGAGGGCGCGGGCGTCAAGGCGATGGGCCAGCGCGTCGCGCTCGCTCACAAGGCATACACGATCCGAACCGGATCGTCGGCCGCGCCTGCTAAAGCGGCCGTGAAGCCCGCAGCGAAAAGTCCGGCTTTGAAGGTCGCTGCGAAGAAAGTCGTGGCGAAGGCGCACCCCGTCACGACCCATAAGCCACGGACTCGAAAAAGGGCATAGCTGTTGATCGACGATCGAGGCGATCGTAAGGCTTTCGTTCAGTACCTTTTCGCGGCGACGTTTCTGTTCGGCTGGAGTTGCGCGATCGCCGCGATCCTTCTCTTCGTTTTCTCAAGTCTGATCTAAGGACCGCACCGATGATGAACCGCTTCCGTCTCGCCGCGCTCGTCGCCCTCGGGTTTTCGCTCGGGGCTTGTAACCTGACGGCCGGCCAACAGGCCGCCCAGGCAGCCGTGACCCCGGCGGCAATCGTCGTAGGCTCCCTGACCCCCGGCAATCTCCAGTCGATCGGGATCGATTCGCCGGAAGCCGCGGCGTTCGCGACGAAGGTCCAGACGACCGCGACGCTGGCCTGTTCGTTCGAGCCGAGCTTCGAGGGAATCGCCGCGCTCGTCGCCGCGTACTATCCCCCGGCCTCGCCTGCGATCTCGGTCGCGAAAATTGCTGGCCTCGCCTGCACCGCCTACAAGAATCGGATCGCTGCGACGCCCCTGAAGGCGTACAGCGCGCTCGAAGCCCCGAAGAAGCCGGCCGCCAAGACCGCCCCGAAGAAGGATGCTGCGCCCGAGCCTGCCCCCGGCCAGGAAGTCGAAGGATTCGTCGACGTGAATGGCCGGACGATCGTCGTTCCGGGCGTCAAGAAGTAAGGAGAGATCTCGATGACCGATAAAGTCGATTCCGCCTCGGACGCTCGGACCGTGAACAACGGTCCGGATACCGTTCGGCACAACTACCGAACCCTGAATGATCAGGAAAAGGCGAACATGGTCGCCGTGAAGGACAAGGGCGCCGAGTTTCTCGATCTCCTCGGAACGCTGAAGCCAACCCGCGAGAACTCGCTCGCGAAGACGAAGGTCGAAGAGGCGGTCATGTGGGCCGTCAAGTCGATCACCGCGTAAAGGAGCCCGAACGATGGCCCGCAAATACGCGATCGCGTTCCCGTTCGTCGTGACCGGCCTCAAGGGCTCGCTCGTCAGCGCGGCCCTCAACTCGAAGGAAGTTCACGACGCTCTCCCTCGGCTGAAACCGAAGCTCGTCGCGAAGCTTCGAGCCTGTAGCTTCTTCCACGAGGAGAGCTTCTCGAAGGCCGACTTCGACGGCATCCCCGATGACCTCTGGGCGAAGCTCACCCCTCACCTCTGATCAAGGGCCTCCCATGTCCGACGACGATATCCCGACCCCGAGCGCCTTTGAACAGGCGACGATGAGCCAAGCTTCGGGGACGCTTCGGCTGATCCTCGGCGCGGCCGGCGGATGGCTCGTGAATCGCGGTTACAGCGACCAGGGCTCGATGAACGAGATCGTCAGCGGTCTCGCGACGCTTCTCGTCGCCTTCGCCTGGGTTCTCTGGTCCCGGCGCAAGACCGGGATCCTGAAGTCCGCGTCTCGGGCGATCGGATCCGACGGCGTCATCATCGTCTCGGATCAGGCGACGGCAGACAAGCTTCCGAGCAATGTCGTCGGACCCCGCGACGACGCGAAAAAGTAACTTCATGACGCCGCTCGATATAGCAGGGTTGATAAAAGAGTACGGGCTTACGGGCTTTTGTGCCCTGCTCTGCGGCGTCGTGATATTTCTCTTCAAGCTCTTACAAGACAGTCAGAAAGCATACATCGGCCTCCTTGGTCAGCTTTCGACGCAGCTTCAATCGAGCAAGCAGTCGAGCGAAGATCTTGAAGAATCACAAAAAAGCCTGATCGCGAACCTCGACCAGAGGCACGCCGCCGTCCTTGAACTCTCGACCCGCGTCCAGATCCTTTCCGAGAAAATGACCCATGGATTTGGCAATATTGCTCAGGCCCAAGAATCCTTCGTTCGTCTTATCGAATACGAGAGACGCGGCGGGGGGCGCACTTGAGATGTGGAAGCGCGCAATGGACCTTTTTCTCGGACGAACTGCGGCAGTAAAGCTCGCGGAGGTCGAGAAACTATTCGCGGAAAACATTGAGGCGCACGCGCGAAGCGTGGTCTCTTCGCGGAAAGTCAAAGTGGCTTCCGATGCGAGCAGCGAGCGGTTAAAAGCTATTCGGAACGAGATCGAGCAGATTACCGAAAAGGAAAAGTGCACCTTCAGTGAGCCGCGAACAGGGGACGTCCTCCGGCTCGCTCGGACCGCTCTCGAACGCGTTCAGAAGCACTGAGCGGCAAGGGTCGAGGACGAAATGTGGGTCAACCGATACGCTGGCGAATATAACGAGCGCGCGAACGTCCGCTCGACGATCATCTGGTCCTGTTTTTTGATGGGATTCGCGTACGTCGCGTTCAACGCGTTCTTCGCGAACAACGATGTCAACATCGCCCTCGACGCCATCATCTTTGTTCTATCGCTCTACGTCGTCCTAAAATATTCGGTCAAGTCGACGCTCGCGATCTTCTCGGGCGAGGCCGATTCCGGAAGCTTCCTGATCGTCGGCGTGTTTCTGTCGTGGCTGACGCAGTCCGGCCGAGCCGCGGGAAGCGTCGTGTCGCGCCTGTCAGCTTTCGATCCCATGTGGCTCAATTCCGAGTTCTTCGGGTGGGTAAAAATCTTTACGATCTTCGCGGCGATCTGCCATGTCGTTGCGGCCGGAGCGATTCAGCGCGACGGGAGGGAGAGCGTCCCGGCCCCATCGCGTTACGGCCTCGGGATTACCCTGATCGTGGCATTCTCGCTCGCTGCTGCCCTCGTCACCTACAAGCCGAATCTGAGACCCGCGATCGAAAGTCTGCCAAAGTGGACGATCGACACCTTCCGAACCGGGTCGCTGTTCGTTCCCGGACGTTCGTCCTCTTTAGGCCCCTCGGAGCCGGGAGTTTCCCGCTATGAAACGACGAGCGTTCCTTCTCCTCTGTTCACTCTTCTTCACTGACGCAGCGCTCGCGCAGACGACGCGGACGCCGCTTTCTCAGTCGGCCTGGGTCGACGTCTGCGTGGCGCCATGTTCGGTTTCGGTCCTATCCGGAATCGCCGGGTTGTTCATCGGAACGGCGCCGCCGGCCTCGATCGATGCTCCGGCGATCGGTTGGACGCCCGAGAACGGCCTCTTCCCAAACACCTCGTCGGGGTCGCACGTCTACGCGCGGGCGATCTCTGCCGGATCTTCGGTCGGATCGATTCCCGGGACGGGCGTGGTCGCCTCGGGAACTGCCGGAAGCGGCGCGTTCAATATGCCGATGTCGCTCTCCCGGCTCCCGTCGTCGGCAGCCGGAAACAGCGCCATGCTCGCCAAGTCAGGGCCGACACGCGCGTACTCGTACCAAGGCTGCAATACGTCCGCGACGACGCTGTTCCTGAAGATCTACGACGCCGCGACGACTGATTCCGTGACGCCCGGAACGACACCGGTCTACGCCGGCCCATACGCCTTCCCTCCGAACAATTGCGTCGCCTCGACGAACTTCGCCGGCATGTCCGGGATTTCCGTCGTGAACGGTCTCGTTTACGCTTTCGGGGCGTCTCCGGACGATAGCGACGGGACGGGGATCGACGCCGGGGCGATCACGGCGTTCCAACTCGGATATCAATGATGCGCGCGCTCGCCCTCTTCCTCTTGTTGATCGCCTCCGGCCCGGCGCTCGCGCAGAGCACCCAGGGGATTCCATTTCGACGGATGAGCGAGCCGGTTCAACTGGCCGTCGGCCCGACCGCGCGGACGACGATGGTGCCGCAAGATTCGCTCAAGGATCCGAAGAGCGGCCAGAAGCTGACGAGCTTCTACGTCATCAACCCGAACTCGGTCTACGTCCGGTTCAAGGGCTACAGCACCGCCTCCGACTGCGCGAACCTGAACGTGACGCCGACGACCGGCTGGCTTGTTCCGCCGGGCTTCACCGCGGTATTCGCGACCCAGTACCCGCTTTGCGGTTCGACGCTCGCGGTCTCGATGCCGAACTTTCCGATAACGGGCTCGACGACTTACGCGCCATTGGAGTGGTCGTATGGCTTCGGTCAGTAGGATCGCATTCTCGCTCGCGCTCGGGCTTCTCAGTCTCGAAGCGATCCCCGACTTCGGAACGGGGCCGGCGCTCGCCTACATCCGGCAGAATGGTGTTGGGCCGCCAGGCAACCCCGGCGCAGACGGAGCCCCGGGGCCGGCGGGAAGCCAGGGCGTTCAGGGGCCGAAGGGGGATGCGGGCGCGGCCGGGGCCACAGGCCCGCAGGGAATCCAGGGAGCGACGGGCAATGCTGGGCCGAAGGGGGACACCGGAGCAACGGGAGCTACGGGGCCGCAGGGCGCTCAGGGCGATCGAGGATTACAGGGCCAGCCTGGCCCGACTGGAGCGACAGGGGTCGCCGGGCCTACTGGACCGGCTGGCGCTCAAGGGGTGCAGGGTAATCCTGGTCCGGTGGGAGCGACGGGTCCGAGCGGGCCTCAAGGCTTAACGGGGGCGACGGGAAATGCGGGCTCAACAGGTGCCCAAGGGCCTCAGGGTATTCAGGGCGCGAAGGGAGACACGGGATCTGCTGGAGCAACTGGTCCTGCTGGAGCGACGGGTCAGCAAGGCGCGACCGGGACGAAGGGTGATGCGGGGGCCACGGGCTCCGCAGGTGCGACTGGAGCGACAGGGCCAGCCGGCCCAACGGGGCCGACGGGACTAACTGGCGCAATCGGACCCGCAGGATCCATTCCGGTCTACGGGCCGTCCGGCGCGCGCACCGGGGCAAAGGTCTGGGTCGGATCAACGGTCGCGACGAACGGGCTCTGGTCCGTATCGATCGCCTCGGCAGGGTGTACCGCCGCGCCGTACAACGTCCAGGTTCAGGCCCAGGGCGTCGACGCGACCGCGGCTGGCGTCCGGATGGGAAACGTCTCGACTGTGACGACGACGACGGTATCGGGGAACGTCTCGCAGGCGGCGACGGTCTCGCTTCTCGGCGTCCTGTCGCTCAATCTCGCGACGACCGGGACACCGACCGTTTTCATCGAGGCGTGGTGCAACTAGACGAATCGCGAGAAACCGGTCTAGAACGTGCTGGACGATCCTCTCGGACCGTTTCCTCCCCTAAACTCCCGCCGGGCGCTCCCGGCGGGTTTTTTGCGAGCTATCACGGCTTCCAGATCCGTACGTTCGGCTCCGGGATATCGGCGCCGACCGAGTACCCGGGCTTGATCTCGAAGCCGCGGAACAGGATCTGCGAATCGGCCCCATCGCGGACCAAGGCGACGATCCCGAAAAGCGCCGGTCCAGCATACACCTCCGATCGATAGTGAACGCCGGCCGTCTTCTCCATCGGAAGGATCGCGACAAGCCGACCGAGGAAATCGTAGATCCACGCCTCGAATTCCGGTTCGTGGGCCGGGGCGCCGTCGAGAAGGCGTTCGAGGAGCGTCACGTAACCCTCTCGTTCAATTCGAGCCGGGTCGCGAGACCAACCTTCTCGCTGGTCGCGTTGAACTTCCGGGCGACGGCTTCGGCGAGATCGATCCCGGCTGCCATCGCAGCGAGGTCGGCGCAGATGACGACGTCGGCGAGTTCATCGGCGAGATCCTGTTTCGTCGCCCGTGAGCCGCGCCAACCGTGCCGCTCACGTTCGAGCTTCTTGATCACGTTGAGCGCCTCACCGGTCTCGCCGCCGAGTTCGACCCCGCGGAACGTCAGGTCTGGCTCCGAATCGCCTGTGGCGCACCATTCCTTCTGACGCGCGAGATTTGCGACCCGGAGGGCTGCGAGAGAGACATCGGTGACGATCTGAAAGAGGGGCTTCATAGTAGTCAATCCTGCTCGATCACGACTTTACCGGACCATGGCTCGAAGCAATCCATATCCCAAGACGCCGATTTATATCCAAATCCTCCGTATCCAGACAATGCGGGGGAAGAATCTGGGACAATGACGATTCCGTGTTCAGATCGATCAAAAAGAACAATCATCCCTCCGGTTTTAGAAACCATTAATTTAGGGAAATCTTGTGGTTGTCGGGTATTTCCGACTGCTGTCGACTTGATCACGATACGATCTCCTTCACGCGGTTCTGGATCTGATCGAGGACATGGGGCGAGATCGAAGAGGCTTCGTCGAGAACGACCCGACCCGCGGATTCCTCAGCCTTCGCCTTCGACCGCTCCTCGACCGCGGCGAAATACCGCCGGATCGAGTCCCGGCCGTCATGGGCCATGGCCTTGAGGTAATCGAGCGCGGCCTTCTTCTTCCCCATCGAAAGCTGCACGGCGATTTCGAGGTTCAACATGTGGACCGCTGCGATCGCGATCTTCGGCGTGACCGAGGGAAACTCGGCCTTCATCCGGTTCGCGAGGGCCGCGGCGGCGGTGTGGTCTTCGGGGCTGAGTTGGATCATGATTAAAGGCGCTCCCAATTTTTCTCGACCCAGTCGGCGATCTCGGCGAAGGTCGCGCCTTTATCGTTCGCGTCGGCTAGACCTTCGAACGTACCGCGACCTTCGATACATACCTTCCCTTCACTCGGAGAGCCGTCGGTCTCTGAGAATCCCAGAGCCGCCATTGTACGCTCATCGAGGGTCTCGTACTCGCCACCCCCTTCCTCAGGGTCCTGAGATCCTTCGATAACGAACGAACTTTCGTCGATTTGCACGAGCTTAAACCCGCCAACAACGAGCGCCCGGCCGAGGCAGCAGTACCCGACGCCGTCGTGAAGGACGGACTGGCACTGCTTATTGTTCGGGTCGCGAAGGTCGGCGACCCAGCGGTCCGCGAATTCTTTGTTCATGGTTCTTACTCCATCCCAAGTTCGTCGAGCTTCGCGAGGACGCGGCGGACGACCGCGTCCCGGTTCGAGAGCGCCGGGTCGCCGCTCGAGAGGAGCCGTTCGGTCGCGGCGTAGATCGCATCGAGCATCGCGACCTCCTCGGCGTAGTCGGCGGCTTGTTGAGCCTCGTACGATAGGGCGAGGGCGTCGGCTTCGTCGATCTCACGGCGGCTCATCGCGCGTTTCCCCGGTTGTCGATGAAGTTGAACACCGCCCAGAAGGCGATGGCGGGGGACATCGCGGCGCCGCCGCAGAGGAAGGCGAGGATCTCGGGAGCCACTGTCGTTCTCCTGGTTGGGTACGAGAGTGAGTAGACCCTATTCCGACCGAAAAGAAAAGCGTCTTTTTCGATCAGAGAGCGATTTTATCGCTCCCCCAGTGCGTACTCGGCCTTCCGCCCGCGCCCGAGCGCGGAGGATCGAACGACCGGCTTTGAATCGTTCATGGTCTTCACCCGGAGGTAGCGCATGATCGCCGAGACCGACGAGCGCCAGAACGCCGGCCGGGGGCGGTCGACGTACAGGATCGCCGCGATCCCCTCGGCGTCGAGGGGGCCGGCTTCGAGCGCCTCCCGGATCTTCTCCTCAGACTTGGTCAGCTTCACGGTATGGCCTCCAGGAGGTCGCGGATCTCGCCGATCCCGAGATCGGATATACTCTTTTTTCTTTTAAGATTCGCGAGGATTCCGCGGTCGGCCGATTTCCGCGCGACGAGGTCGGTGTAGGTGACGAGACCGTTCGTCCCGATCCGCTGGATCCGGAACTGTGACTGCCACCGGTCGATCGCGTTGTTGCCGTTCGAATAGTACAGAGCCGCGAGGCATCCGCCGCCCTGAAGGTTCAGCCCAGTCCCGCCGGACTGCGGGTTCCCGAGGAAGACCTGGGCGCCACCTTTCGCGAGGAACGAGGCGACGTTCTCGGCCCGCGCCGCGTCCGAGACGCCGCCGTGGTACTCGACATGGCTGACGCCCATCCGCTCCAGCCGCTCGGCGATCAGGGCGATATCCGCCCGGAACCGAGCCCAGACGATGATCTTTCGGCCGTCATGGGCGTCGACGTATTCTTCGAGTGCCGCGAGCCTGGGGTTGTTCGCTGGTTCGACGATCTGGTGAACGCGCTTGTCCTCGTCGAGGATGAAGCCGTTCGAGATCTGCTGAACCTTCGCGATCGCGACCGCCGCGTTCGCCGCCGTGACGAGGGCGCCGGAATCGAGTTCCGTGAGAAGCTCGGTCTTGAGCGCGCGCATCGCCGCGATCTGCCGCGGATCGAGGTCGAACGCCCATTCCTCGAAGACCGGCGGCACGAGGCCGATCTCCTCCTGGGTCACGCGGTACGAGACCGGCGCGGTCGCCGCTCGGAACTCATCGAGATTCTTATGGCCGACGACCTCGCGGCCTTCGTATCCACCCATCTGGCAATACCGCGCCCGAAAGGTCGTCACATATCGGATCCCGAGGATCGATTCGTCGAGCCACTTCAACTGCGCCCATTCGTCGGTGAGATCCTTGGCGATCGGCGTTCCGGTCAGGAGCGCCCGGATCTCGGTCCCGGCCTTCGCCTTGATCTCGCTCATCGCCTTCCAGCGCGCCGAGGCGACGTTCTTGATCTCCTGGCTCTCATCGAGGATCGTGAAGACCCGACCTCGGTGCGCGAGGACGAAATCGAGGACGGCGCGCTTCCCCTTCTCGGCCTTCGCGCCGTCGTAGTTGATCGAGAAGACCTTGAGCCGGCCGTCCTTGTTCAGGAGCGTTTCGGGGATCCGCTTCACCGGCCAGAACGCGGCGTCGTACCGATCCGAGCCGAAGTGCGTCGGGAATTGCTCCTCGATCCATTGCCGATGCGGCCCCTTCTTCGAGACGACGAGGACGGCATCGATCCGGCCGGCGGCCCACAATCGCCCGGCGCGGTCGATCGCGACCTTCGTCTTCCCCGTGCCCTGCTCCATGAACAGCGCGAACAGGTCGGTCATCCGCCGGGCTGCTTCGTCCTGGTGCGGGAATGCGACCGTCTTCGACGCGTACGGCTCGCGGACTTCCTCGAAAGCCTCGACCTCGGGCGTCGGCTCGGGCTCCTCGGGCCGGAGCGCGCGGACCCGGGACAGGTTGTGCCCCGTAGGTTCGAAATGCAGTCCCGCTGGGCTCCATCGGCGCCGCCCCTCTAGTCCGGACGCGACGAGGAGGACGTCGGGGCTGGCGGACGTCCGCAGAAGCGCGGAGGTATCGGTGAGTTCGAGGATCATGGACGGACCTTAAGAATGCGGAGAACGGTCTTTGATGGCTCTTCTTTCAGTTCGAGCCCAACGAGAAGCTCGGCATCGTCGGTCGGCGTGAGAGGACGGTGAGGCGCCAGAGACCGGAAAAGAGCGAACGCTCTTTCGCACCAATCGCGATCAGGATCCGCGGGCGCCCTCGCGATAATTTCTTTAGTCTTGACGCCAGCTTCTGCGAACATCGTCGCCGAAGCCTCCCACTGCTCACCGTCGCCGACGAATCGGCCGGGGCCGTAGGCGAAGGTCCGGACGCCAGCGGCGATCATCTCCGCGGCACACGGCGAGCAACATCGGTGGGTACAGTAGACCGTCGTCCCATCCGTGCGGATCCCGTGGCGGGCCGCTGTCGCGATCAAGTTGCGCTCGGCGTGGCAGACGTAGCGGTACTTCTCCGGCCGCTCCCGACGTTCCGGGAGATCGAGGACGCCGGGCGGCGGGCCATTGAACGCCGTCAGCAGGACGCTGCGGCCGTTCGGGGCGACGAGGACGGCGCCGACCTGGGTCGAGTCCTTCGATTTCTTAGCGGCGTGTTCCGCGAATCCGTAGAGGTATGCGTCCCATTCCATCACTGCTTCTCCTTCTCTGGCGAGGTACGGGTTCACTTTTTTGGGTCAAAAGTGGGTACGAGCCGGTTTTATATATGTAATATTTCTTCTTCTTCTAAATTAGAAGTAGAATACAGGAGAGGATATAAAACGGACCCGTACCCACTTTTGACCCAAAAAAGTGAACCCGTACCTCCTCCACTCCCCCCTATGCCGGATCCCAGGTCACGACGACCTCCGGGCCGACTTCGAAGAGCGCGCGATCCCCATCCTCGATGGATACGGCCCGCGCGCCGTGATAGTGGGCCTCGTAGACCCGTCCGGCGTCGTCGATGACCCGGAGGCTGAAATCGGCGCGCTCGCCAGCTACAGGGCTATTCTCGCACTCCGAGGGGCACACCGGGACCGATACGATTCCGCGCGGGATCCGCGGCCGATCGACCGGCGCGCGCGAGACTCGGATTGTCGGGCCGCCGTCGTTGGCGCTCATCGATTCCACCCTGGTGCGAGGACAAACCCTTTTTCTTTCGCGATCTCGACCCAACCCGGATCGCCGGTCGCGAGAAATCGGTCGATCGCGTCGGCCGCGACGACCGGGGTTAAGCCATTCCAATTCGAGATTGGGGCTGGGTAGAAGAGCTTAGCGAGACCGGAGGCTGCTTCGTACCTCTCCCGCGCGACCTCTCCCGAGTCCATATAGTCCTGGAAGTTCTTCTTTGAGACGTATTTGTCGGCGCGATCGCGGACGTCCGCTTCGACGTATTCCGGAATTCGACCTAGTTCTTGGAAGATCGAAACGTGTCCGCCGATGCAAGCTACGGTTCCACAAGCATAGCCTTCGCAAGTGTGGAGCATATTAAAAAACGGTCTCTCTCGTTCTTCTTCGATTCCATCGTCGACTTCCATTTCGTCGATCCATAAATCCTCATCCGCGCGGAGATACGCCGCCGTCGCGATCAGGGCGTCATATTCACTTTTCGAGATTCCGAGTTCGATATGCGTCTTCATAGTTCGTTCCTTTCAGGGTCTTCCGGGAAGGGCGACGTCGGGCGCATCGAGGTAGCAGCGCGCCCGGCCGGTGATGCGGACGCCATTCAGCGTCCGGTCGTATGTCAGATCGTTCTCCATCGTCCGGCAAGTGATCTCGTTCGCAAGGCGAACGGTCGCGGTCTCGATCGATGGATTCGTCGTTGATATGTTCGCTGAGTTCGACGCAAGGGTCGTTATGATGAGGATCCAGGGTGGCATGTCGTTTTCCTTTTCACATCACTTCACACGGATACGTTTGTTTTTGACTTCTCTGGTAAGTCGCCTCCCCTGACCTCCCTTCTCTTTAAACTCTCGGTATGTGATCCCTGGATTTTGCGTGACGATCTCAAGGGAAAGCGCGTCCAAAGTCCCAGGGGATGAAGGTCTCGCGCCTTTGACCGGATAGAGCCTCATGCCGGCATACTGCGACAGGATTCCTCTTTTCGTACCGTCTGGTCTGTACGGGCGGTTCTTTGGCTTACCGCTCCCTTTCCTTTTCAGAATGCCTTTCTGCTTGGTCGTCTTCAGATTGGCCATGACTGGAAGCGGGAAATCGAAGCGAATCGGTTCTTTCGGAACTTTCGAGGCCATGAGAGCCAGTTCCGTCAGCGCTTCTGCTTCTTTGAACGGCCGCGTCCGTAGGATCTCGTTTCCGACCTCCTCTCCGATATCCGGCAGTAGGGTGTTGATCGTGTTCTTGAACCGATGAAGCGATGAGAGCCGGTCTGCGGTCGGCTCGATATCTCGCCCGATAAGGATCTCGACGAGGCGATCCATCTCCCACGTCGAGAGAGCGGCTTTTGCGAGATCCTCGATCGGCACTTCAGTACCCAGCGGCCTTCTTGAATTGCTCGAAGTAGCTTTTCGGCATGGTCAGCGTGACCACGTCGTCGCCTGAGATCTCAACCTCGGAAACGCGGAGCAATTCCCCGGCGGTCTTCTTGAGAGATGATCGAGGCTCGCCGCCCTCGACGTGCTTGGCCGTGGCTCGGGTCTTCCCGGCCTTCTTCGCCGTGCCGATCGCGCCTGCGAGATCGGCGACGGCCTTTCCGGTGTCGCCGTCGGCTGCTCGGATCGTCTTCATGGCAAGATCGGCTGAGACCTCACCCGATCGAACCATCGCCTTGACGGGCTCCGGGGCCGATTGGACTTCGAGAAGTTGCACGACGCGCGTACGGGTGATCCCGGTCTTCTGACCGATTTCCGTCTCGCTCCAGCCGAGGTCGAGAAGTTTCTTGAACACCTTGCCCTTCTCGAATGGGGTAAGCGGTTTGCCGGCGTTCCGGACGATCTGAGAGAGGACGTGTTCGGCCTCACTCGAATACCGCGGCTCGGTCTGAACCGGGACGGACTTGATCTCGGCTTTTAGGACGTCGCGGGCGTAGAGAGCGGCGGCCCGGCGACGATGTCCGTTCGTGATGTAGGCCCGCCCGTCCTCCCAGATCGCCGTCATCGTCTCCTTGACGCCGACTTCAGCGATCGACTGAGCGAGAGCCAGATCGTCTTCATCATTCGGGTTGAAGTCGACGTCGCGCGCGTTCCATCCTTCTCGAACATAGAGATCGTCAAGGCTGATCCGGAACGTGTCCGATCGCCCGGTTGAGATCCCTTGAATTCCGGTTTTTGACATGGCTTTCGTTCCTCGGTTTAAGCATGGGGCGATCGTCTCCGGCCCCGCCGCCATAAGACGCCAGATTGATTAAAAAGAAAAGCGTTTTTAAAGACGAGATACGTTTTTATTCGCCCGCCCCCTCGATCTTCGTGGAGCGGGGCTGAAGGGCGGCCTCCACGGCGGCCCGAATCTCCTCCCGGGTGAAGTTCGTCGGCTCGCTGATCGCGCGAAGCACCTTCACGCCGTCGTAGGTCGTGCCGATCACCTCGTAGTCGTGGGGTTCCTTCGCCTCGCCCCCGTCGCCGGTAGCCGAGCGCAGAGAGGCGATCTCGGCGGCGGCCGAGTGAGCGCGCCGAGACATCTTCTGCGCGTACTGAAACAGGTGGACGTAGGCTCGGCTTCCGGTGCCCTTGTCGGTGTACTTGTTGGCCTCTCGGAGGGCGAACCGCTGAAGCCGGATGCGACGGTCTGTACGGAACCGCTCGTATCGCGCCGTAGCAAGTCTGCCGCACGCCTCGCCGTACATCTTGGCGAGGTCAATCAGGTTGGCTTCGGCGGCTTCCGCGCGAAGTCTCTGCTCAACCTTTCTCATGACGAGCGCCGCGTAGTCGTCGATCATGCCGTGCCGCTCTTCCCGTGCCTCGCGCAGTTCGGAGGCGAGCTGGTCGACCTTGGCTTCGGTGGCGATGATGCGCTGCATGACGGCCTCGCCATGCTTGGCGATCTCAGCCTCATCCGGTTCGTCGCCGCACATCTCCGAGCAGCATACCGGGCAGGACATGCTGTCGTCGTAGCTTCCGCACTGCTCGGATGAGCCGACCCATGCGCAGTGCTCGCACTCGGTGATGTAGTAGCGCTTGCGGACTGGGATCGGGGGCGGCGCTGGCTGTCGGAACTCAGCTTCGTCCTCCCGCAGGGCCTCTTCCTGATCGGCAGTAACGGGGGCGGGTTCAGCCACAGGTGTTCTCCCGCTTTCCGTACATGAACACGCCGATACGGATGGCTCCACAGGTGCAAGAACCAGTAGGTGCGCGGGCGCCGTGGTAGTGATTGGCCGGGCACATCGGAGCGTGCTTGTGGTTGTCGGTGACGGCAGCGAATTCGGCTCTCACCTTGTCCAGCGCCTCCGCGTCGGTCTCGCCCTCGCCCTTGAACGAGCGGGTAATCGGCCGGCCAAAGGTGTCCTGCTTGCCGGTATCGTAGGTCAGCAACCAGAAGGTCATTGCCTTCCCGCCGAGCCGGTAGTCGTTATGCACGGCGACGGTGCAGCCCTTGGCACGAAGGTCCGCAGGTGAGCCGCGAACGGCGTCCCAGACCTTCTCCATGTCGATTTCGCTAGAGCCTAGCACGGCAGTGGCGATGCGCTGGTTATCCACGGCGCACCTCCCCGGCCTGATCCTGGCTCGCATGGAGGGTGACTAGAGCGGCTTCGATGGCGTCGGCCTTGGCGAGGCACTTGTCAGCATTCTCGACTCTCGTCATGCCGAGCGAGGCCCTGCGGAAAGACGCGATGTGCTGCTCCGGTGTGCGATTTTTCGGTAGCCCCTCCAGCAGCGCCTTTGCCTCCCCTACAGGATCGGGGGTGGGCGACTTGACCTCAACCTCCTGAGGGGAGGTGGGCGTTTGCTGTTGCGCAGGATGCTTCCCCGCAAGGCAGAGGTCGTTCAGGTAGCCTTCGACGAAAATGCCGGGAGCCTGACCTTCGGCAGCAGCGCTATCGCCCTCAGCGTCAGAATACGGCGGCGCGTCGAGCCAGCACCACCAGTCCATGCCGGTCAGGGCGATCGCCTGGCCGTGCTCCCATTCCCCGTCGATACAGTTGATGTCGGCCGTAGCTGTCCTTTCGCTCCACGTCAGAAGATATCTTTCGCCCCACTCGCCATTGTATCGGGGCTTTCCGTCTGTCGCCGTGCGGTGCCATCCAGTCTGCGCAACAGCCGGCGCGCCCAGTCCCGTCCCCTCATCGGCCGATCCCGTTCCTGCTGGGAGAGATGCGGGGACGAGGTGGCGGATACCCCTGACGATGTCGAACAGGTCGTCGTAGTTTGCGGGCGCGACGCCGCGCTTCTTGCACCAGTCCATCAACTGGGCCCAGAGCCAATCCCCCATGTCTCATCGATCTGCATCGCTGGAGGTCGTTTCTTTGATCTCGGACAGGCGCTCCCGCACCATCGCTTTCAACGAGGTGAGCGGAGGTGGCAGATCCACCCGCTCTGCGGTGAGTGGAGGGGGCGAGGATCCTTGCTGGGCGGGAGGGGGCGACATGAGGGCTTGCCACGTCGTCTGCTGAACCGGGCGGTCGTCAGCAGGGGACTGGCCTATGGTGATCAGGCCGTGACGGTCCACGATGAGCCAGCGCGCGCCGCCATCCCAGCAGATCGTGTAGGTGTCGGTCTCTGGCTTGCAGCCCTGGTCGTACTCGCAGACGAAGCCGTCTTCGTCGCGCCGTTGCTTGTCCACTTGCTGGGCGGGAGGGGGCGGAGCGGCGGGGGCGGCGGCGGCGATCATGGCGCGGTAGATCCGCTTGTTCCGCGCGTTCTGGCTCTCGATCCCGCCGTTCGCGTCGACATGGTCATTCCAGGTCGATGCGACCATCTTCGGCGTCGGCTCGCGCGGCACCAGCACGAAGCCATCCGCTCCCCCGGCGGCACCTGCGCGGGCCATGTCCCTGGCTTCGGCGAAGGCGGATGCACCGCCAGCCCAAAAGTCGACGCCGTTTCTGCCTTCGCCGATGGCCGCGAGTTTCCAGCACTCCTCGCGCTTGGCCTCGAAGCGTGCGGCCAGGTCCGTGGTGGGTGGGGTGATGGGATTCGTCATCGGGCGGACTCCGGTTCCTGCATCAGCTCTTCGACGATCCAGAGCATCGCGCCGGTGACGCTGCGGAAGGTCAGGGTCTCGCGTGGGTGCGGCCGGTTCGGATCCCAGCGTTCGTCGAGCATGGTCACGCGGCCCGGCTCGCCGCGGATGCGGAAGGCGCGCTCTATGCCGCCATCTCCGCCGCTCGCCCGGCCGCCTGGGTTGGCGTGCTGCCAAGCCGAGAGCCTGCCAGGGCACTGTTCCGCCATCACGTCCCAGTGGCCTGGATTGCGGTAGTTGACCGAAAATCCGAGCGGAAAGAACGGCTGGGCGGCGGCGTAGAAGTGCTTCTCGGCCGCGAGCTCGCGTGCGCGCTGTTCGGCGCCGGAAACCTTCTCCTCAAGGGTGAGGTCCGTCATCGGGCGGCTCCGGAGGTGCTGACAGTGGTCTCCGAGACGCATCCCGATCCGCCGCAGGCCCCGCATTCCGGGTTCGGCCCGAACACGCTGACGCAATGGCACTTCACGTCGTCACGGGCAGCTTCCGTCGCGAGCGCGTCGAGCACGTCCTTGCGCCCCTGCTCCCGGGCCGCAGCCATGAGCTTCAGCACCTCGTCCGGGTCGGCGGTATAGAGCGAGCCGTCGGCCGCCTCCTGGAAGCCGTGCTGCTCGGCCGCCATCAGCCAGAAGTCGCGCTCCTCGTCGCCGGGGCCGGGGATGGTGACGCTCGCAGAGAAGTCCTTGACCGCGCGCCGCAGATCGCGCGCCTCGGTCAGCTCGTCGGCGATGGTCTGGTCGGACGGCTGGATCTTGAGCTTGTCGAACCCGACCAGCTCCATGGCGCGCCGAACCTGGCCGCCTGAGATGGCACGATCGGCCTGGGGGTCGCCCTCCTCGACGAGTTGGAAGGCGTAGGTGATGAACGGGTTGGCCTCGTGCGCGCCCACGTCCCGGCCGAGGTCTTCGGGGTCGATCGTCGCCACGCAGAACGCCTTGAGGTAGGCGCGCAACTCGGCGTTCTCGCGCTTCAGGAGCGCCATGTTCTCGGATGCGGACTCGGCCGCGCAATGGACGTTCTCGGCCATGGCTCAGGCCTCCTCACGCTGGGCGGTGAGGAGACGGGTCAGCGTCTCGGGCAGGGCCGGCGGCGTGATCTCGACGGCGCGCGGGGCGGCCCAGGGCTGCGCAGGCTCGGATCCCGGCTCAGCTCCCCAATCTACGACGATCTCGCCCGTCGCCAAGAACCGGTCGCGGAGGCGCTTGAGGGTGGCGATGACGCGGTGGGCGGGGTAACGCTTCTGTAAAATCTCATCCTCATCATAGTAGTGAGGAGGCATGAATAGAGCATCACTAATTCGTTTGTCGCCGAAGATGGGTGATATGTGATTTCCTGGGAATACTTCGTTAGCGTGCGCGATGATACAGCCGCATTCCCCGTAAAGAGGCGTTTTCTTGAAGAAGGCCCACGCCATATTGATCCGCTCCGGCGGCTGCGCCTCTAGATGCGCGATCAGCTTGTCGAGGTTCGGGATGTTCAAAGACATGTCGGTCAATCCTTTTCTACGAGGCGAAACATGGCCCGACGTTCACGGATCTCGATCTCGGAATCCTTCGGGCCTAGGTCGATGTCCATCCCGAGCGCCTCTTTCCCGACGACTTCGAGGGCCGCGAGATAGCCGCGTTGAAAGTCGCTGTCGGCCGGATCGCTTTGGAACGAGGCGATTGCCTCGGTTACGTAATTGCGGGCGAGAAAAAACTCTTTCTCAGCCAGAACCCCTCCTTCGATCATCATCAGCGTAGCCGGGTCGGAGAAGATTTCGAGCAAAGCTCGTTCTCCGTTTTGGTCGTTTTCGTTCATTGGATTATCCTCTGATAGCCGAGGCCCGAAGGCCCCGGCGGTTTGATCTTCAACCGACGAACGTCAGTTCGGATTGAGCGCGGGTAAAGGCGACGTAGGCGAGGTTCGCCTCTTGCTCGAACTGCCAAGCCTTCTTAGCCGCTTTCGACGGGCACCGTAGGGCATGCTCGAACAGGTAAACCCGTGGCCACTCACGGCCTTTCGAGCGGTGATAGGTCGCGAGGACGATCGCTCCCTTCGCGTCATCGGCGAACAAGGCATCGATGAACGATCTGACGTCGGCGACGCTCGTCTTCCCAGCAGCGAGGCAGGCCGCACAGACCTCGACCAGGGTCCCGACCCGATCCTCGACCTCTTCGGCTTTCGCCTCGTTCCCCTTCGCCATCGCCTTCTGGATCTCGCGTTCGCGGTAGTCGTCGAGCTTCCGGAGAAGCGCGTCGACGGTCGAGACCTTCCAGCGCGACGCGAGCGCCTTCAGGCCGTCGCCGATTGCCCGGCCCTCGACCTTCGCCGGCTTACCCGAGCGGATCAGAGCGTATGCGGTCTTCACGAGCGGTGCGGTATTCCGGCAGAGGATCGCGTCGCCGGGTCCAAGATCGCCCGGGAGCTTACCAACCCGGGAAACCTTACCCTCGGGCGCACCGGGGGCCGCCTCGATATCTCGGACGAGCGTCCGGGCGATTTCGACGACGGCTTTCGGACAACGCCAAGTCACAGATAGCGGGAGGACGGTCGCATCGAGGCTCTCGATCAGGTTCGGGAGCGCCGCGGCATCAGCGCCCGAAAAGCCGTAGATCGCCTGTCGGTCGTCGCCGACGACGACCATCCGGCCGCCGCGCTTCACAAACTTCCGGGCGAGCGCCTGTCTGGCGCGGGAGAGATCCTGGGCCTCGTCGAGGAAGACGACGTCTTTCCCGAACTTGACGACGAGGTTCTTCACGAGCGGGAACAGGATCATGTCGTCGAAGTCGACGACGTCGGTCTGGGCGAGCGATGCCTTGTAGACGAACCGGGCCGCGGCGACGACGTCAGTCGCGTCGTCGGTCTCCTCGAAGCCGTTCACGTCGAAGTGGTCGGCGAGATCGAACCAGGGGCGATCGTCGTTGATCGGTAGGTCCGGGAAGAAACCGAAGCCGGCCTGCTTCGCGTACTTGACGAGCGCGATGATCTGCGAGCGGTAGGTCGCGAAAATCTCCTTGTTCGCGCCGTCGACGATCATCGGGACCTTCTTCTCGTCGACCTTTGGCTTGAAGGCATATTTCAGGAGGCCGAAGCCGAGGCCGTGGAGGGTCGAGGCCTGGACGGCGCGCCAGTCGGCGTGGCCGGCCTTCTTGAGCTTCTCGGAGACCTCGTCGGCGATCGCCTTGTTGAACGCGCAGACCAGGACCTCGGAGCGCGGATTGGCCCGACGGACGGCGTCGACCCCGAGTAGGATCGTCGAGGTCTTCCCGCAACCGGCGCGGGCGACGAGGGCGAGGTTCGAGCGGGTCGAGGTCAGGGCTTCGAGGAAGGCGGTCTGCTGGGCGGTCGGGGTCATCGCGGGCTCTCCGTCGGGGCTCTCGTTTCCGGCCCCGACGGAGGTATGCGCCATTTTCTCGTAAAAGAAAAGCGTTTTATTAGAGAACAAGTGGATGCCCCCCCCCTCCGCGCTACTCAGGCTTTGCCCGCGCACGGTCGTTAAAAATCTCTCGCGCTATGGCTTCAAGATCCAGTACTTCTGCCTCTATAAAAAGGTCAGGATCCGCAAACTCAAGGAAAGCTGTTCCCTCCTCGCTGATAATAAGTCTCATGTATCGTTGTAGGATCGCGCGATAATCCATGACCCAGCTCCTGCCCCCCCCCCTTCCGCTCACTCAAGAATAGCGCGAGCCCGCGAAACCTTCTTTTCGAGATCGCGAACGCGCGATCGCAACTTCGATATTTCCTTACAGTGGCAGCCTATAGGATTGCAGCACGACTTATCCTTGTCTTTCATCCATTCGCAATTTCTGTCCCAAACGTTCGTTTGAACCGACATGGTTTCTGCCCCCGGAACCTAACTGGCTTCCTTCTCGGCCGCCGCAGTGGCCTCTTCGAACGTCGACCAGACACCCTCAATCCAGCAACCAAAAACCGACGCCACGAACTCGCCTGCGATGGGGTAAACCCGGATTGGCTCCTCCTCCGGGCCTCGCTCGTAACACCGCCGGAGCGGGTTGATCCGCCAGCCCTCGCGGGGTTCAAGTCTCTCGTTCTGCATCGTCAAACCCTGCCCCCTCTGCCGTCATTTCAGGGCGTCGCGGAGGGCCGAAAAACGGCCTCACCCCACATTCTGCCCCACGATTTGCGCGGGCTGGACGGATGCCGCCCGATGGCCCTGCACGCTCTGTCGCCGCCTCGGAAATGTGGGGTAAAATGGCGGATGCCGTTGCCCCACATTCTAGCCCTCAATCCGTGGCGGCTGGCGGCTTAATCGAGGTCCAACCGTCGAAGCGGTCGGCCGGATAAGCGTTGCCGCTTTCCTCGCGCCATGGATACTCGGCATCATGCCTGCTCCACCACACGGCATAGTAGTCAAAGCCGCATCCGTTGTCCCGAAATACTAGGATCGGCGTCCCGTCTCTTGGCGCTCCGGCCATGTCATAATCCCACTGCATCACGCCTCCCGCGCCCTGCCGGCGGATTTCCCCTCTGCCAATCATAGCAGAATCCTTGGGCCATACCGCTCGGCCCCATGTCCATCGACCCCGGCGAGATGCCGGAGCCGGTCGAGGTTACGCCGCGCACGCTGTTCGGCCCGGCTCTCGATCGACGCCGTCACGCAGAGCGCTGCGAGGAGCCCGAGCGAGACAGCGAGGTAGGTGATCATTGAGCCAAGACCATCCGCGCGAGGACCGCGAGGACGTAGGCGAACGGCATCGCCATGAGCACGAATAGCACGGCGTTCATCGCGCGGACCCCGAGCAAGGCGAGGACCAGGACGAACCCGGAGACGATCAGCGCGGCGAAGACGAAGGGCATCCCGATCACTCCCCAAATCCGCGCGAGATTTCGTCGAAGATCAGCAGCGCGAGCGATGCCAACGACACGATGACTGCGAGGTTTCCGAGGCTCATCGTCCGTCCTCCGTTTTCGACGGGAGCTTCCCCTTGTCCTTTTCGTAAAGAGGATCTCCATCGAAATTCGTCACGACGACCTCGACCTTCTCTGTCTCGTCGAGCCGGTCGGCGTCCGGAAATGGCTTCGTCGGCCGCGGCTTCGGCGTCGCCTTTCTGGGCTCGTCGCGGGTCATGTTTTCAAGGCTTATCGGCTCGCCGACGAGATCGGGACGGGGCGCGTTGGTCATCTGTGATTCTCCGGGGTTTTGGGAGAGGCGGGAGGGGCCTAGCCGCCCCTCCCGCCATCCGAGTGATGCACGGTCACTCGGATTGCTGATCGCACGCGGAGGCAGTGCCATCAGCGGCCGGCCCTGTGACAGCCGAGGGACCGGCTTCTTCGTCCGCCGGGCTAAACTCGGACCGGACTTCGCCCTCTTGCGAGGTCGAACATTTAATTTCACTCCGAGGCTCTTTTTCGGACTGGTATCCGACAATCGCCCCGACCACGCGTTTCACGATCGAGTTTCTGACCGTGCGCGGGTTCTTACCCGGGGCAATATATTCGGGATGCGCCGAAAGGGCTAGATCGACAGCTCCATCGACGACGCGCCAAATCTGGCGATAGGTCGGGCTCGCGCCGAGCTTCCTGGGTTCGAGGCGGTTCACGAATCCTTCCCATCGTCGGAGACCATCGCCTTGACGACGCCCAGGATCTTGCGTTGGGTCGCGACGTCCGGGATCGACGCGAACACCGCAGCGAGTTCGAGGGCGAGCGGATCGTTATAGCCGCTCTCATCACTGTAAAGTTGTGCGACTGAGATGCCGAACCGCTTTGCGATCTCGACGAGGCGGCCGGCCGAGATCCGATTCTTACCGGTCTCGTATTTCTGAATTTGCTGGAACGAGACGCCGAGAACGGCGCCGAGGGCGTCCTGCGACAGGCCGTGAGCCCGGCGGATCGCTGCGACGCGCGCGCCGATCTGGGCGTCGGCGGGGAGGGCGGTTTTGGCGTTCATTAAAATTGTCTCCGGGCGGGCCTCGTCTCCGGCCCCACACCTTTAGATAGCATTCTGGCCTAAAAGAAAAGCGCCCTTTTCAAATCGAGGTACATTTTTTCTGCCGAAACGCACAAAAAATCGCTTTCCTTTTGCGGCCGGATCGGCTTAGATCGGGGTCCACCGTCTCGCCGTCGGTCTCAAGAATTCGGCGAACCGAAAGGGAATAGACATCATGGCTAAAGAAGTCACGAAGACTTCCGCGAATCTCCCCGCGATCTCCGGGGATGGGTTCGAAGAGTTCGCAGGCGCCGGACTCGAAAACGTCGGATCGAACGACGTTCTCATCCCCCGACTGACCATCCTTCAGTCGCTCTCACCACAACTCAACAAGAAGAAGGCCGAGTTCATCGACGGCGCCGAGATCGGCACCATTGTCGACGTTGGTACGGGCGAGATGTTCCCGAACGGGGTTCTGTTCCTGCCGGTGTACTACCGGAAGGACTACCTCGAATGGGCGCCGCGCTCGTCGGGCAAGGGCCTGATCGCCGTTCACACCGATCCGGAGATCATGAAGCAGACCAAGCGGGACGACCGGAAGAAGGACGTCCTCCCGAACGGAAACTACATCGCCGAGACGGCGCAGTGGTTCGGCCTGAACCTGACGGCCGACCGCCGGAAGTGCTTCATTCCGATGGCTTCGACTGCGCTGAAGAAGAGCCGGCAGTGGATGACGATCGCTACCTCTGAGCGCCTCAAGCGCGCGGACGGATCGGAGTTCTCGCCGCCGTTCTTCTATCGCGGCTACAACCTCACGACCGGGACCGAGAGCAACGCCGAGGGCGAGTGGGCGAACTGGGTCATCAACCGCGGCCCGACGCTCCCCGAGCTTGGCGAGCCGTTCGGGTTCGACTGGAAGGTCGTGAAGGAGGAGGCGGCGAAGTTCCTCGTGTCGCTTCAGGCCGGCGAGGTTCGGGCCGACAACTCGGAGACCGATCTCCAGGGCGCGGCCTCCACCGAAGGGGCGATGTGATCATGGCCGGCACTGCGAACGCTTCCGACTTCGATGTCGGCGCCGCAGCGGCGCCGGCCTCCGATCTCTCCGAGCTTAACGGTCTCCTCGACCAGATGCTTCGGCAAGAAGAGATCGTGGCCAATCTCGACGCCGACCTGAAGGCGGCGAAGAACCTCCTACAGCGGCTCAAGACCGCGACCGTCCCCGACAAGATGGCCGAACTCGGCGTCGACGCGCTCAAGTTCAAAGGGCGGATGATCTCGATCGAGCCGTTCGTCTCGGGATCGATCCCAAGCGATCCGGTCCGGCGGGCCGCGGCGGTGTCCTGGCTCGTCGAGAACGGCGGCTCGGACCTGATCAAGACCGCGGTCGAGGTCGAGTTCGGCCGTTCGGAGCACAACGAGGCGCTCTCGACGGCGGCGACGCTGCGGGAGGCCGGGTTGTCTCCGAAGGTCGCCGAATCGGTCCACTCGCAAACGCTGTGCGCGTTCGCCCGCGAGCGGATCCGGAACGGCGACCCGATCGATCCCGAGGTTCTCGGGCTTTTCACCGGCCGCGTCGCCAAGATCAAGAAGTAAGTTCGAACCGATGACGGACCCCGGCGCACGCGCCGGGGCTCTCGGGTTGTGGGTGGAGAGATGAAAGACCGTTCAAATGGATATTAAGAACGTTATTTTCCCTCTTCCTCTTAAACAAGTTGGTGATTGCATCGAAGTAGATGCTCCTCGTCTTACTAATCGAAAGAAACTTAGGTGGAGAGGAGAAAATTGGTTTGCTCATCGTCTTAGCTATAGGCTTAATTGCGAAGACATTCCTTGTCGTCCTCCTAATCTGAAAGAGGGATTGGTCCTGCATAGTTGTGATAATGGATGGTGCATAAACCCAGATCATCTCTCCATTGGGTCTTCGAAAAGAAATACGATTGAAAGAGTTTTAAGAAATCATAATTGGAGATTAAACGTATCTAAGGGAATAAAATTAAGTTGGGATAAAATGACAAAAGAAGAAAAAGATCATAAATTAAGAGGCTTAACTAGAACTCAGAAGGATGTACCTCGTGAAAGTCATAGTGGTCGATTTAGACGGAACTCTTTGTGATTCTTCGCATAGAGATCATTTCGCACAAGCTAAAGAATGGGATCAATTTCATCAAGCGGCCAAGGACGATCGGCCTCGGTCGGATGTGGCGTTCTTTCTCTCCGTCCTCTGCTGGTGGTCGGTCCTCGACAAGATCCTCCTCGTCGCCTGTACCGGCCGGAACGAGCGATACCGCCAAACGACGCTTGAATGGCTGATCAAGCATGATCTAGCGGTCTTCGACACGATCCTGATGCGGTCGGACGGCGACTGGAGGCCGGACGTCGAGGTTAAGCCGGCGATGCTGGATAAGTTTCTAGAAGATAAATCACTTTTTTACGATGGAAGGCCAGACGTCGCCTTCATCCTCGAAGACCGAGACAAGGTCGTCGAGGCGTGGCGCAATCTCGGATACTGCTGTTGGCAGGTTCAAGCGACAGGATGGTGAAAATGAAACCCCAAGATTCCCTACGCGAGAGCGCCGACGTTTTCGAGGAGCGCGGAAAGGTCTACGGCGACGCGTATAAGAACTTCGGCCATGTGCTCATGGCGCTTCGGCCGAATGGCTTCGCGATCCGGAACATCGAGGACGCGAACCGCCTCGGCGTCCTCACACAGATCGTCATGAAGATCGTTCGGTACGCCAACCAGTTCGAGGCAGGCGGCCACGACGATTCGCTTCTCGACCTTTCGACCTACGCGGCGATGCTGCGGGAACTCGATGCGGAATCTCAAGACAAAATCGACAAGTTAGATCCGATCGATTGGGCTTTCAAAGATGGCGGACCGCTCGCTCAGAGTCCCAAAACGGCCCCGCCTTGGAAGCCGGAAGTCGAGATCGAGCCGGTCGTGCCGCGGCGTGAACCGACGTATGATTTCCCGGTTAGGTGATCCGAAAATGAGTATCTATTCATTTATCGCGGATACGGAAACCACAGATCTCGTTGGCGCAAGTCTTCTTCCACTAAAACACCAACCTAAAGTCACAGAATTATATGGCTGTCTTCTTGAAGACGGCCGGAAGGTCGACGAGATAGAATTCTTTGCCAACCCCGGCGAGAAGCTCTCGCCTAAGATCTCGTCTATAACTGGTATCACAGACGAGATGTTGAAGGGCGCGAAGCCGTTCTCGGCTCATGCGCCCGATTTATCGAGGATCGTGCAGCGCGCCGACGAGGTCGTCGCCCATAACCTGAGCTTTGACGTCGCCATGATCGACGTCGAGTTCGAACGATGCGGCCTCGTCGTGCCATGGCCCGCCGGCCGGATCTGCACGGTCGAGGCGACCGAGTGGATCAAAGGCTACCGGCTCTCGCTCGGCGCGCTGCACGAACACCTCTTCGGCGAGAAGTTCGCCGGAGCCCACCGCGCACGGGTCGACGTCGAGGCGCTGACCCGCTGCTTCCTCGAACTTCGGCGATTGGGGTACGTGTAGATGACCGTTCGTTGCCGCTCGGGCTACTCTTTCCGGGAAGCCGCCGGTTCAATCGACGACGTCCTCTCGCGCCTCGTCGAGATCGGGATGACCGAGGCGCCGCTCACCGACCGCGCAAGCACATTCGGGTTCTACCGGTGGAGCAAGGCGGCGAAGAAAGCCGGGCTCCGGCCGATCTTCGGCGTCGAACTCGCGGTGACGCGGTCGCTCAACGAGAAGAAGCCGACTTTCGATCACGTCACGTTCGTCGCGAAAGACAGCCTCGCGCCGATCAACCGCCTCGTCGAACTCGCGACCTCGCAGTTCCGGTATCGCCCGTTGCTCACGGACGTCCAGGCGTACGCGGCCGAGGGGGTCTATCGGATCCTGGGCCACCGCGCCCAGATCGCCGACCTAGAGCCGCCGCCGGACACATTCCTCGCCCTCGGGCCGTCGACGCCGCTCGGGCTCGCCAGGCTCGCGATCGCGCGCGGGATCCCGTTTATCGCCTCGTCGGACAATCGCTACCCGCGCGAATCCGACCGCGGTTTCTACGAGGTCCTGACCGGCCGGAACGCCGAGACGCAGACCTACCCGCAGCACATTCTCTCATTCGACGAGTGGGAGCGATCGATAGTGCGACTCAATCTGCCGGTTTCGGTGACGTACGACGCGATTGGGGCCGCTGACGCCGTGCGCCGCGGTTCGACGGCCGATCTCACCCGTGCTGTTCTCGTCGCGCCTCCGCGGCCGGCTACGTTGCGGGAGATGTGCGTCCGGGGCGCCGCCGATCTCGGGTGCGACCTTACCCGGCCGGACTACGCCGCCCGGCTCGATCGGGAACTCGCCCTGATCGCCGACAAGGCGTTCGAGGATTACTTCTATCTGGTCGCGGACCTCTGCCAGTGGGCGCGCGCCCGGATGATCGTCGGGCCGGCGCGCGGGTCGTCGTGCGGTTCGCTCGTCTGCTACCTCCTGAAGATCACGACCGTCGATCCGATCCCGTACGGTCTGATCTTCGAGCGGTTCATCGACGTCAACCGATTCGACATGCCGGACGTCGACATCGACTTCAGCGATCAGCAACGAGACCTCGTCTTTGAATACCTGCGCAACACCTACGGCCCGGAGCGCGTCGCCCGGCTCGGGACGGTCGCGATGTTCAAGCCGCGCTCGGCGCTTCAGGAATGCGGGGCCGCGCTCCGGGTGGGGCGCTACAAGACCGAACCGGTCGCCGATTCGCTCATCGTCCGGCCGGCCGGTGACGCCCGCGCCCTCGACACCCTGGCCGACACCCTCGATACGACGTCCGTCGGCCGGGACCTGATGCGCACGAATCCGGAGATGCGGATCGCGACACGGTTCGAGGGGCACCCGCGGCACGCTGGCATCCACGCGGCCGGCGTCGTCATCTCCGAGCGGCCGATCATCGAGACCGTCGCGATCGACCGCCGAACCGGGGCGACGATGTGCGACAAGAAGGATGCCGAGGACGGCTACGGGCTCCTGAAGATCGATGCGCTCGGGCTGACCCAGTTGTCCGTGTTCGAGGACGCGCTCGAACTCGCAGGCCTGCCCCGTGACACGCTGGAGAAGCTCCCGCTCGACGACCCGGCGGCGTTCGAGATCCTTAACGCGCGTCGGTGGTCTGGGATCTTCCAGTTCAACGGAGGCGCCCTCCAGGGGATCACGAAGCAATTTACCGCGACGTGCTTCAACGACATCGTCACGGTGACGGCACTCGCCCGCCCCGGCCCGATGCAGTCTGGCGGCGCGCAGGAATGGGTCTACAGGCGCACGGGCGCGAAGGCGGTCACTTACCCGCACCCGCTCCTCGAAGGGCTCCTGAAGGACACCCTGGGGATTCTCGTGTTCCAAGAGCAGATCATGACGATCGGTCGCGAGATCGGCGGCATGTCGTGGGAGGATGTCACCGCGCTCCGAAAGATGATGTCGAAGACCATGGGCCGTGAGGCGTTGAGCCGGTTCGAGATCCCGTGGAAGGCCGGCGCCCTGGAGCGGGGTCTCGATCAGGAGACGGCGGACAAGGTCTGGAACGATCTCGTCGCGTTCGGGCAATACGGCTTCAATCTCGCCCATTCCGTCGCGTACGGGATCGTCTCGTACTGGTGCTTGTGGCTGAAGGCTTACCACCCGTTCGAGTTCGCCGCGGCGACGCTCTCGCACGAGCCGGATCCGGACAAGCAGATCAAGATCCTGCGCGAGATGTCGACCGAAGGGTACGATTACGTCCCGATCGATCCCGAGTTGTCGGGCGAGAAATGGACCGTCGGCGCCAAGGACGGGAAGCGCGTCCTCGTCGGTCCGCTCTCGGTCGTGAAGGGCATCGGCCCGAAGATGATCTCGACGATCATCGGCGCCCGCGCCCGCGGCGAGCGGCTCACGGACCGGGCGCGCAAGCTCCTGACCGAACCCAAGACCGCGATCGATTCGCTGTGGCCGATCCGGGATGCGTTCGCACGGGTGATGCCGGATCCGCGGGAGCGGAACATCCGCACGGAGCCGGTCCCGATCGTCACCATCCAGTCCGACGGATCGGATGCTCAGGTCATGGTCTTCTGCGTCCTCGCGAAGATCAATCCCGGCGACGAGAACGACCCGGCGAAAGTCGATCGCCGCGGCGGCCGGGTGTTCGAGGGGCCGACCACAAGCCTGGGGCTGTTCCTCCAGGACGACACGGACACGATCTTTGCGAAGATCGGCCGCTACGATTTCGAGACGATGGGAAAGCCCGTGATCGAGCGCGGCAAAGGGCTGCGCTCGCTCTACGCCGTGAAAGGGACCGTCTGGGGATCGGACGATTTCCGGATGATCAACGTCAAGGCGATCCGCTACATCGGCGACGTCGGTGAGGACGTGACGCTGGCGCCGACGAATGCCGTTTAAACACACAGGTCGGGCGCGGCACAGACCCCGGCTGAACCTTCAAGGCCATCTAGGAGAGAACGAGCTGCACGCGCCTTTGCATTGGCTGAGCTTTGCGCTTCTGCCTTACGTTGGGGATTGGGTTTATCGACATGAGAGACGCGAAGCTCGGAAGAACATGGAGCACTGAGATGAGCGGTAATGGTTTCCCGTGCCCTGCGGATCGGCCCGAATAGGCGACCCATAAGATGTACAATTTCATACCTTTCAGCGATTTATCGCAGGCATTCATTCTACTTAAGCTGGCCGGGGCGTGCTTGGCCTTGGCTGGCATTGCAATGTGGGTCGTCAGCAACGGAAAGCTGTGATGGGCGCCCTGGATCAACCGAACCGCCACATCCGGCGAGGCACTAAGAGGGCTGCACCATGAGCAGCTTTGAACCAACGAATGAGCAGATTGAAGCCGCAGTCGCTGCGTTCAACAAGCGTAGCTGGGAAGCCCTCGCACGCGAGCCGTTCGAAGTGACCGACGTTCACGCGATGGCTGCGGCTCTGAGGGCCGCGTTCGCTCTGGAGCCATCTCTAACCCATCAACCACAGCCCGCCGGAGAGGAGCCCACTGGATCGACCAGTGCGCCTCATCCTGTGGGCACTAACAGGTAAGACCTGAGCCATGAAGATCCACGGCAGCGATCTGATCCCAGTCGGCCGCTACGCTTTGGTCCGCGATGGCAGCGTCGTGATGGTTGGGCCGGTCGGCAACCTGTCGGATCACTATCGGCCGGGTGATGTGGTCTGCCTCAGCAGGGCGACCTTCGAAGCGATCAGGAAAACGACATCCCTCACCCCGGAGACATGACATGCAGTCCGATACACCATCCACCGCAGCAGAGGGGCGGGGCGGGAAACTGCCCCATGCCATCTCCGATGCGATCGAGGCGCTAGAGAATGCCGCGATCGAGCATAGCCGAGAGGCAAGCGAGGGGATCAGCGGCAACGCTCTCCATCGAGCAAGAACGACGTGGGACGATGCTCGGATCGCCTTGGAGGCCGTCATTCTCGGGCATCTGCCCGCCGGCCGCCAGGCCCTGTCCCGGGAGAAGGCATCATGACCGCGAGAGTCCTAAGCCCCCCCTCGCAGGACAGCAGCCGATGCCGAGGTCTCCTTGGTAGACTAGCGCCGCCGCCCGCGACCGAGTACGCTTTCCGGCGCCTTCTCCCTAAACTATCCGATGAAGCATTAACGTTCCGAGCGAGCGATTCATGAACCGACTTAAGATCCTGACCGACGTCCCGGCGCTGCGGGATTACTTCTCCCGGATCGGCGCCGAACCGCGGTCGCTCCGCACCGCGGTCGTCAAGGAGGTCTCGGGGAAGTACTGGCGTGACCTCGCCGTGATCCGGGTCGCGCCGAACGGGGCGATCGACGCGCCGACCGAGTACGCGCCGACCGAGAAGGAACTCGCCGCGATCGTCGAGGACTGCGCCGGGTACACGTGGCCGCAGATCAAGAAACTCAGCGTCGTCGCCGATCCGCCGCCTATGATCCGCGAGGCCGACCCGAAAGACGTCTACGAGTTTCGCGACGAGGCGAACGACGTCGTCATGGTCCAGGTTCGGATCGAGCGCGACGGCGAGCGGGCCTACGTCCCGTGGACGTACTGGGACGACGACCAGTGGCGCTGCGCCGAGCCCGACGGGCCGTTGCCGATCTACAACGCCCATCTGCTGAAGGGATCATCGACGGTGTTCATCCACGAGGGTGCGAAGGCGGCCCGTTACATTCAGCGCCTCGTCGACGGGAAGACGCGCGAGGACCGGGACGCGCTGAAGGCCCACCCGTGGGGCGCGGAATTGAGCGGGGCGGTCCACCTCGGCTGGATCGGCGGGGCGATGAGCCCGGCGCGGACGGACTGGGGCGCGCTGAAGCGGGCCGGGGTGACGCGGGCGTTCATCGTTGCGGACAACGACGAAGCCGGTCGCTCGGCGGTCCCGAAAATCGCCCAGGCGCTGCGCTGCGCGACGTTCACGATCCAGTTTACCGACGAGTTCCCGTCGAGCTTCGATCTCGCCGACCGGTTCCCGGAGAAGATGTTCGGCGGGGCGTACTATACCGGGCCGGCGTTCCGGGAATGCCAGCATCCCGCGACCTGGGCGACGGATCAGATCCCGCCGGCCGACGGCAAGGGGCGACCGGTCACGGTCCTGCGCGAGAGCTTCCGGAACATGTGGGCCTACGTCGAGGAGGCCGATCTGTTCGTCTGTCGCGAGATGCCGGAGATCCTCCGTGCAGAAGCGATCCTGAACAAGATGCTCGCGCCGTTCTCGCATGTGAACGAGACCTCGCGGCTGATCGTCAAGGCGTATCAGGGGCGCGCGACCCGGCTGTGCTACCGGCCGGATCACGAGGGGCTGTCGGTCACGTTCCGGGGCTCTTCGGCGATCAACCTCCACGTCCCGGGACCGATCAAGCCCGCCCCGGGAAACGTCGAGCCGTTCCTCGAATTCCTCGCGTACCTGTTTCCGAACGCAGGCGAGCGGCGCGAGGTCGAGCGGTGGTGCGCCACGCTGATCGCGCGGCCAGATATCCGGATGAGCTACGGACTCTTGCTGATCTCGGAGAAGCAGGGCGTCGGAAAGACGACGCTCGGGGCCGGGATCCTGGCTCCCTTGGTCGGGGTCTCGAACGTCGGATATCCGGGCGAGAACGATGTGACGGCGACGTTCAATGAATGGGTCGCTCATAAACGTCTTGCCGTCGTTAACGAAATATATTCCGGTTCAAGTTGGAAAGCTTACAACGCGCTTAAGTCTGTCATCACAGATAAAGAGGTGATGGTAAATCAAAAATATACACGGCAATACGTTATTGATAATTGGTGCCACGTTTTGGCGTGTAGTAACTCCATGCGCGCCCTGAAAATGGAAAATGACGACCGGAGATGGTTCTATCCAGAAGTCACGGAAATACCTTGGACGAAAAAGCAGTTCAATTATTTTCGCGAATGGATCGAGGCCGGAGGGCTTTCTATAGTTAAACGGTGGGCCCATGAGTTTGGGGATTACGTTGAGCCGGCCGAACAAGCGCCGATGACCGAGCGGAAGAAGGAGATGATCGAGGGCTCGCGGTCCGAGGGCCAATCGGAGGCTGCCGCGGTCGCCGAGGCGTTGCGGGATTTGAAGCGGCCGGCGGCCGTGGCGCTGAAGGACGTGGTCGGTTTCGTCAGGGCTCATGCGCAGGGGCGCGTGTTCGATTCGGACTACGAGATCCGGAAGGCGATGGTCGATTGCGGGGTCTTCGCCTGGGGCGGACGGATCAAGGTCAACGGGCGGTTGCAGTACGTGATCGTCAACGCCGAGTTGGTCGAGGAGCTTCGGGCCTTAGGCGATGCGAAGGACCGTGAGTTTCCGGAGATGGAGAAGAAGGAACGGGATCGGCTGAAGGAGGTCGGACAAAACTCCCTGATCCGGGACCGGATGACGAAGTGCGGCGAGATCATCGACGGAGAGATGTGATGGAAAATACGGATCGTTGGGACGACGCCGGCTGGAAGAGGCGCATCGACGATCAGCGTCGGGCCTTCCGCCGTGAGCGACGGCTCGATCTGCGATGGGCGGTCCTGCTCTACGCGATCGCCCTGATCGAAGGGATCTTAACGGCTCTGACTGACGTCGGTGGATTCGCGGTCAGTGGAGTCTGTCTCGCGTTCGTCGCGACGAGCCGACTGAACGCGTCGTTTGAGAACGGAGAATTGGAGTGAAGCCCTTCGCTTCAGAAGCCGACGTCCGAAAGTGGGTCAAGGCTTGGGCGACCGCCCCACAATGGATCGAGCCGACCCGGGGCTCGACGGTCGGGACGCCGGATGTTTGGGTCGCGGATATGGGCGGGGCGTGGCTCGAACTGAAAAACGGCGACTTCGATCCCGGAACCGGTCGACTGACCTGGAAGATGCGTCCGGGGCAGAACCGCGAGATCCGAAATCTCCGGGGGGCCTGGGCTCGGGTCGGCCTTCTCGTCGGCTACGGCACCCGACTTTTCGTGACGAGCGACCCGCTTCTGATCAAGCGAGAGACAGCGCTCGCTTTTCAGGCCGAGACTTGGGACGCCGAGGACCCCGAAACGTGGGGCAAGATCATGGGGAAAATCGTAAGTGACTGTTCCGCAGCGATAAAGTGAGAAAAATACACGACAAAGGGGGAGGGGGAGGGGGAGGTACGGGTGCACTTTTTTAGGTCAATTCTGGGTACCGGTCCGTTTTTTCTTCTCCTACGTATTCTACTTCTAATTTAAGAAGAAGAAGAATATATATATACTTAAAACGGGGCGGTACCCAGAATTGACCTAAAAAAGTGAACCCGTACCTCCCCCTCCCCTACTCAGATTTCTTCCCTCCGACCCCTTCCCACAGCCCGCAATCAGCCGTTAAAACCGAAATCGTCAGAAACGCCCCGCAGAAGCCCGACCCGTTCAATCCCGAGGATTCCCCGCGTGAAGCCCGTCTCGCCCGTCCTAGCCATGATTCTCGCGGCCTCGGCTCTATTCGGCCTCGATCGCCTCCCCGCATACGCCGCGGACACCGCCTGTCCCGCGCACTACCTCGCCGGGAAGGCCCCCGATCTCCCGCCCGCGGACGTCGGCTCGTTGGAGATCTGCAACCAGGCATTCGCGAACGCGGTCTCGCCGTGGTCGTACGGACCGGCCTACGCCGCCGAGCATCTCACGGTCGCCGGCCTGATCGCCGCCAATCACCTCGACCGCGTCGATGCCTTCCACGCCGATGCGAAGGTGCCGATCGAATTCCGCGCCGAGATGAACGATTACAAGGGCGCCCCATACGATCGCGGCCACATGGCCCCGGCCGGCGACATGCCGACCGCCTCGGCGCAGCGTGAGAGTTTCGCGCTCTCGAACATGGTCCCGCAGATCCCGAACAATAACCGGGGCGTCTGGTCCCGGATCGAGGAGCGGGTCCGGCGCGAGGTCGTCCTGCGGATCGGCGGCGAGGGCTGGATCGTGACCGGCCCGGCGTATTCCGGTCTGACGACGAAGCTCAAGGGGCGCGTCGCGGTCCCGGCCCGGCTCTGGAAGGCGGTCTACATCCCCGGCGACCCCTCGACGAACGCGCCGACCCTCGCGGGCGCCTATGTCGTCGACAACGCCGAGGACGCGACCCCCGAGATCATCTCGATCGACGCGCTGACGGCGAAGTTCGGGATCGACCCGATGCCGGGCCTGGCGCCGGATCTCCGGAAGCTCGCGAACCTGCCGATGGGCGGAGGCCAGCGATGATCGGCGAAGAGCGCGAGGCGACGAAGCTCGCCCGTCGGATCGAGCGCCGATGGGCGGCGTTCGGTTACGAATCGGTCTCGTGCGAGGTCAATCGGATCTCGACAGATGGGGTCACGGTATCGTTCGAGGTCCGGTGCAATCTCGTGAACGGCCTTCCCCCGGACTTCCGGCCCGAGGACGTCCGCAAGTTGGCGAATGGGCTATGACCGACGCCGAGGAGGTCGAGGCGTTCATCGCGCAGCACTTCCGGCCGCTGAACCCGTTCTACCCGCGCGATGAGCAATCGGCCCTCGTCGAGCGCACCATGGCGAAGGTGAAGACCGTCGCAATTCGGCGCGGGGTCTCGCCCGAAGCGTTCTCCGAGGCGATGGGCCTCATGGAGATGCCAGAGCGGGTCGAGGTGATGCGCGAGATCAACACCGTGCGCGTCGACCCAAGAACCGGAGGAGGATTGTCGTGAGCGAAGATCGAATCACCGTGGGTCGCGCTGAGTATCTTGGATACGGACAGCATCCTCGAACGATATTGCCTCAACCTCCGTCCGGTGAACCTGCCGTCAAAAAACCACCGCTCTCGCGCGCCGAACTCGTCGATGCCCGCGCCCGCGCCTTCGAACTCGCGATGAAGCTCGCAGGGCAGTCGGATCAGGCCGAAGAATTTCAATTTCCGGACCTGATCAATGTCTCGAATCGAATCCTTGCCTACCTGACGGACGGAAAATGACGACCCAGGAATCGAACGACCTCTCGGATCGCATCGTCGAGCTTCTCCGCAAGATCCGGCTCCCGCTGTCGGCGAACGAGATCAAGGGGCATCTCGGCGAATCGATCGTCGACGTCACGATCGCGCTCGCGCGCCTCGAACAGACCGGCGATATCGTTTCCGAGGTCGCCGGGATCCGCGCGCGGCGATATTACAAGGTTGCGAAGCTGTAGGGCTAGACGCGCCCGCGGTTTTCGTATCTACGGGATTGTGCGCTTTTCTTTTAGGAGGTCGCGTCATGGTCTGGCTCATCGCCGCGCTGTTCGCGGCTTCGTTCATCGCCCGGTACGGGTTCTTCGCCGCGCTGCTCGCGCTCGCGCTTCTGCCGTTCGTCCTCATTCTCGCGGTCCCGGGCTTCCTGGTCCTCGCGGGGACGCTCGTCGCCATCGGAGGCTGATCCAATGAACCGGATGTCTCGGCGTTTTTTCCTTGGATCATCGGCGACAGCCTTAGCAGCAGCGACGTTGGACATTCTCCCAGAAAAGCCTCTCGATCCGTCAATTACGATTTACGTTGATTCGAGTGGCGCCAATGGTTATTTTCGTACAATTCAGGAAGCAATCTCATTGATAAATAATCTCGATCGATCTGGTCCTGTTACAATTAAACTTGCTCAAGGGGTCTACTTATTGCCCAATTTAATTTCGAATCGATTTACTGTTTTAGGAGGCTGATATGTTGACCGTAAATTCAGATGCGATCTATTTCGATTTATTCCGTGACGGTTGGACAGATGTGCAAAGCGAGTTCGTAACCGATGTACCGGAGCCCGAACAGGTCTATCTCGCTGCGTATGAGTACGAGGATTATTCGGGCGACGCGATCGTCGTCTATCGGAATGGCGACAAGATTTACGAGGTCACGGGCGGTCATTGCTCTTGCTACGGCCTGGAAGGTCAGTTCGAGCCGGAGGAGTACGACCGTGCGGTTTATCTCGATGCACTTCGCAAACGCGCGGAGAACAGGAACGCTTGGTCGTCTGAGGATAAGCTCGCTTCCGAGTTGATCCGTCGTATCGAAGTTGGAGTTAAGTTATGAGAGGCCTGTTCGATACCGGCCCGGTCCTGCGTCTCGGGGAGGCTAAGGCCGTCGCGCCGGAACCCGAGGTTACCGCACCCGCGACGGTCGCCATCGAGAATGCGCGGCCGTACACGTTCGATGATGTCTCGCTCTCGTTCGGCGGGATGGAATTATCGTCAGCGTCCGATGAGGCGATCAAGATCGAGGCCGCGCCGCTTTCCGAAGAGGATCGAAAGGCGCGTCGCTCGCCTCGGTTCAACGTCTTGATCCCGGCGACCATTACGGTCGACGACTTCGCGAGGGCCATTCAGAAGGCGATCAATCGAAGCGGCGTCGTCGGCGTGACACCTGAGCAGATCGCCGCTCTCGCAGGGAATCTCTTTCACTCGACCTTCCCCAGGCTCCGTCCGCCCCTCGACCTCTTTACGGCGGCGTTCGCTCCCGCTGTAAAGCCGGCGATCCTTTCCGAGCCCGAGTTCAAGGCGCAGTTGCGCGCGAACCATGCCGCGTTCGTCGCGAAGAAGGATCCGCAGAAGTGAAGATCCTCATCCTCGTCGCCTTCGGCGTCGCTGCGTTCTTCGCCTTGATCGGTGTCCGCGAGATGGATCGGACCGACGTCTCCCCAGACGTCGCCGTCGGCGGCGCGATCTTCGTCATACTCGGAATCGGGATCGCGGTCCTCGCCCTGATCGGGACGATCCTGGTGTTTTTGCTCGGGGGTTCGTGATGGCTACGAAGAAGAATCAACTTCCCGAGATCGTTTCAGCGCGGCTGTCGGCACTTCTCACGTTCGAGCGCGACGTTGCCATGCTTCCGAAAAGTGCGTCCGCCCGGAACTCGCGCGATCATGCTCGATTCCTTCTTGAACAAGATATCCTCAAGGCGATCAACGCCGAGAAGAAGCGCGCCGACGATCTCGCTGAGGCGCTCGATCGAATCGCAAGCGGAGGGGTGTGATATGGCGGACGAGCCTGCACCGCTGAAGGTCGTCTCGATCGGCGGCGAGATGCTCTCGGGCGCCCAAGCCGAACTCCTGTTCAAGGCGGTTTGCCGTGCGGCCGGCGATCTCGGAACTCGCGTCGCGCAAAATCGGTACGACGAGGACGCGGTACGGCTCCTCGCCGACGCCTCACGGATCGCGAGCCTCCTGTACGACGCCGTCCCGAAGAAAGTCGTCCCGAAGGCGCCGCCAGCGCACGACGATTAGGGCCGCTTTCGCTCTCGCGCGTTTCGGCCTATATCGAACGTCTCAATTCGACGACCACCGACCCCGGAGCCCTGCCAAATGTCCGACGCGCCCGAGAAGACCGCCGCCGATCTCGCCCTCGATATCGCGAAGACGGTCGGCGAGATCCATGCCGAGATGATCAAGCTCCGTCGTGCCGGTCTCCCGGCGAAGTTCCTCGGCGGCCTGTCCGCAGTCGAAGACCGACTCAACGTTCTCGCCGATCAGAACTCGGCGCTGAGCGCGGCCGTCGCTGTCGAGAAGGCCGCATAACGTGGCCGGCGGCAACACCCTTCTCTATCGCCCGGAATATTGCGACCTCATCGAAGAGAAGATGGGGGAGGGTTTCTCGTTCACGGCGGTCGCCGGGATCATCGGCGTCTCCAAGGCGTCGATCTCGCACTGGGCGAAAACGTACCCCGATTTCCGGGCCGCGATCGACCGTGCGCAGGCCAAACGCCTTCTGCATTGGGAGAAGGCCGCCCTCGACGTCGCCGCGAACGGCGGCGCTGGATCACGCGCGACGATGATCACCTTCGGCCTTCGCAACACCGGCCAGGGCGAGTGGTCCGATCTCACGAAACAGGAAGTCTCTGGTCCGGGCGGCGCTCCGATCGAGATGAAGACCACGAGCGCGCGCGAGCTTCTCACCGCGCGGCTGGCACGCCTCGCCCCGGCGCCTGAGCCGGAAGAGACCGAGGACGAAGACGGGGACGCCTAGATGGGCGCCCCGATCTCGAATCGATCCCTCGCTCAGAACGTCGCCGCGCTCTCCCCTGAGGATCGAGCGCAACTCCTCGGATCCCTGACGAAGGATCAGGCGGCCGAACTCCTCCATGACTGGAAGTTCTGGGCTCGCCCGAATCAACTCGCCCCGGTCCGCGATCAGGACGACGAGCGCGGCGACTGGATGACATGGCTCGCACTCGCCGGACGCGGATTCGGAAAGACCGAGGCCGGGGCGCAGTGGATCCGCCAACGGGTCGAGAACGGCGCCCGAATGATCGCGCTCGTCGCCGAGACTCAGAAGGATCTCGAAGAGGTGATGGTGAAGCGCCTCGTCTCGATCTATCCGCCTGACGAAGCGCCGGCCGTTCGGTACAAGCCGGTCCGTCTGATGTGGCCGAATGGGGCGATCGCGTACGGCTATAACGGCACCGAACCGAATCAGCTTCGCGGACCCGAGTTCGATACCGCCTGGGTCGATGAGTTGGCGAAGTATCGCTACGCTCGTGAGCTTTGGGACATGCTCATGTTCACCATGCGCTCGGGTCCCGATCCTCGCGTGTTCGTGACCACGACGCCGCGTCCGATCCCGGTCCTGAAAGAGATCATCAAGGATCCGACGACGGAGGTCACGCGCGGATCGACCTTCGACAACGCCGGCAACCTCCCGAAGCAATTTCTCGACAAGCTGAAGAAGCGCTACGCCGGGACCCGGCTCGGCAAACAGGAACTCGACGCGATCGTCCTCGAAGACACCCCCGGTGCGCTCTGGGATCGGGAGATGATCGAGAAGGCGAACGCGAAGCGGACGATCCCCGACATGAAGCGGGTCGTCGTCGCGGTCGACCCCTCGGGCACGCGTGGCGAAGACCAGGACGACGGCGACGCGATCGGCATCGTCGTGGCCGGGAAGGGCATCGATGGGCGCGCGTACGTGCTCTCGGACCGGACCTGTAAGCTCTCCCCGAATGGATGGGCGCGTCGGGCAGTCGATGCGTACCGGGCATTCGAGGCCGATCGGATCGTCGCCGAGACGAACTACGGCGGGGCGATGGTCGAGAGCACGATCAGGACCGCTGACGCGAAGGTTCCCTATTCCGAGGTCCACGCCTCTCGGGGTAAGGTCGTTCGTGCGGAGCCGGTCTCGGCCTTGTACGAGCAAGGGCGCGTCACCCACGTTCAGCCGTTCGACGAACTCGAAGACGAGATGTGTCAGATGACGCGCGACGGGTTCACGGGCGAGGGATCCCCGAACCGCGTCGATGCGCTCGTCTGGGCGTTGACGGAGTTGATGCTCGATGAGCAGCCGCGTGAGATCAAGTTCACGCCCGAACTGATCCAGCGCCTCGCGCCGAAGAAGCCCGCTCGCGGGATGGTAGGGATTCGCCGCCGATGACCACGTCCCGCGAACGTCGCAGCGCGCGAATCCAGAAGGCCGAACGCTCAGCCGAAATTCGCGCCGAGGCTGTCTCCGCTGGTACGGTCCAAGCACCGCGACCGGCCGGCCGACCGATGCTCGCTCATCTCTGGCGCTCGATCGCGTCTTGGGCGCGTGGCGGCGAGAAGAAGCCCGAGGGGCGCGAGCGATTCGTCGTCCCGAGCATGCCGCCTGGCGTCGTCCCCGAGAGCGACGGTATCGCGCAGGACGCCGAGATCAAAGTCGCGCTCGATTGGGCCGAGGAGTGCTACGGCGAAGACTTGGAGTTCGAGGCGTTCCTCGGCTTCCCATCGCTCGCCGAACTCGCGCAGCGGCCTGAGTACCGCCGGATCGCGGAGGTCTTCGCGCAGGAGGCTACGCGCCACTGGATCAAGATCACGACGACCGGAGATATCGATCGGTCGAACGAGATCAAGCTGATCGAGGACGCGTTGAAGAAGCATTGCGTCCGCGACATCTTCCGGAAGCTCTCGGAGCAGGATTCGTTCTTCGGTCGGGCTCACCTCTATATCGATACCGGCTGCACCGATGACGTCGAGGAACTCAAGACCCCGCTTGGAAACGGTCGCGATTCCACGTCGAAGCTGAAGGTCGAGAAGGGGAAGCTTCAAGGCTTCCGGACGGTCGAGCCGGTTTGGACCTACCCGCGCGGCGGCGACTACAACACGACGAACCCACTCGCGCCGAACTGGTACAACCCGCAGTCCTGGCTCTCGATGGGGACGGCGATCCACTCGACGCGGCTGCTGACCTTCGTCGGCCGGCCGGTCCCGGACCTGTTCAAGCCGCTGTATGCGTTCGGCGGCCTGTCGATGTCGCAAATGGTGAAGCCGTACGTCGACAACTGGATCAGGACCCGGCGTTCGATCTCAGACCTGATCAAGTCGTTCTCGGTGTCGGGCTTCACGACGAACCTGACCGATGCTCTGACGGAAGAGGGCGGCGCGCTGCTCTCGGCCCGGATCGACGCGTTCGTCGCGCTCCGGGATAACCGGAACTGCATGGTTCTGGACAAGGGCGGCGGCGAGACCCCGGCGGAAGAGTTCTTCAACGTCTCGACCCCGCTCTCTGGGCTCGCCGAGCTTCAGGATCAGGTTCAGGGTCAGATGGCCTCGATCTGCGGGATCCCGCTCGTGAAGCTCCTCGGCGTGACGCCGTCGGGCCTCAATGCGTCGTCCGACGGCGAGGTTCGAACCTTCTACGACACCGTCCTCGCGTACCAGGAGCGGTTCTTTCGGCCAAACCTCGAAGTCGTTCTCGGCGTGATCCAACTCGATCTCTTCGGCGAGGTTTATCCAGAGATCGGATTCGTGTTCGAGCCGCTCTGGACCCCGAGCGAGAAGGAGGCGGCCGAGATCCGGAAGTTGGATGCCGAGACCGCGACGACCTACATTGACGGCGGCGTCATCCTGCCAGACGAGGAGCGCGCCCGGCTCGCAGGCGATGAGGGATCGCTGTATCCGGGTCTCGACCTGACGATCGAGATCGCGCCGCCGGCCGACGAGAATGAAGAGGCGGACGGGGAGAACCTGCCGCCGCTGCCGGAAGACGAGCGCGATGAAGACGCCCAGGATCGCGAGGACGAACAGGAGCGGGTCGCCGCGTGACGTATCATGATCCGAAGGCCGTCTACGCCCGCGCCCGGACGAAGCGGGTTCCGCGCCCGCGAATCGCTCAGGATCGCGCTTCGATCTCGCCCCGCTCGGCCCTGAAACGCGCACGTCGGCTCGAACTTCAGTACGCTCAGCGCCTCCGGGGCATCGCGCGGACGATCGCGCATATCGTCTCGGGCTTCGACCTCTCGAATCCGCCCGAAGTCGCGCCGATGCTCGGAAACGCGCTTCGTCGATATGCCGAGATTCTCCGACCCTGGGCGCGCAAGGTCTCAGAGCGTATGATCGCCGAGGTCGGCGCCGCGGACCGGACCGGTTGGCGCAAGATCGCCGGGGAGATCGGCAGGCCACTGGCCCGGGAGATCTCGGACGCCCCGACCGGCCGCGCGACCCAAGATGCGCTTGCGCGCCAGGTCGACCTGATCACATCGATCCCGCGCGATGCCGCCGAGCGAGTCCACAAACTGACGATCGACGGAATCGCGAAGGGTAAGCGGTACGACGAGATCGCCAAGGAAATCTTGAAGACTGGCGACGTCTCGAAGGCGCGCGCGACACTGATCGCACGCACGGAGGTCAGCCGGACGGCCACCGAGTTCACCAAGGCGCGGGCGATGCACGTTGGTTCTACGCACTTCGTTTGGCGTACGGCAAAGGATTCCGACGTCAGGCCGTCGCATCGAAAGCTAGATGGAAAGGTTTTTCGCTGGGATGACCCGCCGGAATGCGATCCGGGTCATAGAGCTTTGCCTGGAGGAATTTGGAACTGCCGTTGCACGGCAGATCCGATTATAAAAGACTGAGGCGTTATTCATAAAAAAAAGAGGCCCCGGAGGGCCTCTGTTGAGGTCTGGGCGCTTATTGCCCGTCGCCGAAATTCCAAACTTTTGTGCACCCGCCACGCGGGCCGATCTTCACGAGATGGCGCTCGTCGTTCGACGAATTCATGACGATGACGAAGATCGCCTTCGCGGCCGGATTGGCCTTGAAGAATCGGCGCGCGTTGCGCTTCGCCTCGAAGCGGACGGGCAGGCGAGCGGCGTTCGCCGGGTTGAGGATTTCGGCGACCGCCGAGAGGTCGGCGCCGAGGGCCTCGCGGGCCGGAGTGCCGAGGGTGGGAATGGAGAAGGGCATTGAAGCCTCCGAGGGGAGAGAGGAAGGGTGCGGTCTCCCGGCCGCCCAGAGATATAGCCACATCCCGACGGAAAAGAAAAGCTTCTTTTTCGAACGAAGCCGTTTTTTTTGATCCGAAAGAAATCGGCCTCCGGACAACTCCCTAGACGGCCCTCCCGTCAATAGGTTAATTCCCAATCACGATGACCGAAATCTTCCGCGTCAAGGATCAGGATCGTATCGCCCTCGACTTCGCCGGCTCGGCGCGGTCCTACGATGACGACGGCCATTTGCATGTCAAGCGGACGCCGATCTCGAAAGCTGCGGTGAACGAGTATCTCGGTTCGGAGATCCCGCGCGGCAAAGAACTTGGCCTCGAACCGAACCGCCGCTACAAGCTTCTTCGCGATCCAGAAGAACTGAAGAAGGCGGCCTCGACCTTCAACAACAAGCCGCTGCTCTTCGACCACAACCCGGTGACGGCTGACGCTCACGACCACGACCGGACCGTCGGCGGGTTATCGAATCCCGAGTTCGAGCATCCGTACTTGTTTGCCGATCTCGCCTGCTGGTCCGGCCCGGCGATCAAGAAGATCGACGACGGAAGTCAGAAAGAGATCTCGTCGGCTTACCGATACGACGCCGACATGACCCCCGGAGAATTCGAGGGTGTAGCTTACGACGGCGTGATGCGTAATATACGCTGCAATCACGTCTCGCTCGTTAAGAAGGGTCGGGCGGGTCCCGACGTAGTTGTAGCGGATTCGGCGATCGCCGGCCCCTCGCATAGGATCGAGATCAAGATCATGAAGAAGCCGACCGTCGTTTCCGCCCTCGCGCAGGGCTTCGCCTCCCAGTTCGCTCGCACGAAGATCGCGACCGATGCCTCAATCGACGTCGCCCCGATCTTCGAGGGTCTGACGAAGAAGAACTTCGCTGGCCGCAAGCCGCTCCTCGTTCTCGGCATGAAGGGCAGCCTTCACGGCCTCGCGAAGGATGAGGATATGGCCGACGTCGAGTCGCTCGTCGATCAGATCGAGGTTGCGGTCGAGAATCTCTCCGACGCCGTCGACGACGCGAAGGGCGATGCGCCCGAGGGCGAGCCCGGCGCCGAGGACGATGCCACCAACGCCGAACTGATTTCCTTCCTCGACGGCAAGCTGTCCGAGGAAGACATGGCGAAGGTGAAGGAGATGCTCGACGGTCCGGACGAGAATCCGATGCCCCCGGCCCAGGACGTCGCGACCGGCGCGAAGAACCTGACCAAGGGTCTCGGACTCGGCAAGGATGCCGCGATCGTCGTTCCGGCGAAGACCGTCGCTCCGAAGCTCCCCGCCAATCTCGTCACGAAGCCCGCCCTCGATTCTGCGATCGCGACCGCCCGCGCCGAGGAGCGCGAGAACGCGAAGGCGCTGCGCGAGGCCGAGGCGTTCGTCCGCCCGTTCGCCGGCAACCTCCCGGCGATGGATTCGGCCGAGGACGTTTATCGCGGTGCCTGCGATGTCCTGAAGATCCCGCATCGCGGCGTTCACGCTTCGGCGCTGAAGACCCTGATCGAGATGAAGACGAAGCCGAGCGACGCCAAGCCGGCCCCGAAGCGGGTCGCCATGGACGCCGCCGCGACCTCCGAGGTCTCGGCTCTGTTCCCGAACATGAACCGTATCTCGGCTTAAGGGGGCCGCACCGTTATGACCTTCCAGCGTTCCGTCAACCTCGTTCAGGCGCCCGGCGTCGCGGGCGATTTCCTCACGGCGAACCCGCGTTCGTCGAAGCCGGCCGCGGCCGGCACGCTCCAGGCCGGCCCGAACGGTCTGACCGTCGGCCTGTTCGCTTGGCAGAATGCCGACGGCACCCTGCTCAACAACTCCGGAACCGGCGCCCCGTCGTGCTTCATGCACCGCGAGATGGCGGCGGATATCACGACCTACCTCGCCGAGTTCGGCATGACGATTCCCGCTGGTCAGCGGGTCGGCGGCGCCTTCAACGGCGGCGACTTCCAGGTCCTGAACGCCGGTTCGACGACCGCGGTCGTCGGCCAGAAGGCGTTCGCGAACAACACGAACGGAACGATCTCGTTCGCAAATGCGGGCGCCACCGTTGCCGGCTCGACCGAGACGAAGTGGTACTGCGTCTCTCTCATCAATGGCGGAACCGGTCTCCCCGGTGAGTTGGTCGGCATGTCCGACACGCCGATCGGCTGATCCGGAAGGGAAAGAGAACCGTCATGAAGCTCGAACTCATCCGTCCCACCCTCGAAGAGACCTGGGGCATCATGCTCGGGGCCGATTCCCAGCTCATCGAGCCGGGAATGAAGCGCAATTTCGAACTCGCGACCGACGCTCAGCCGTCGCTCGTGACGACCGCGTCTTCGGGTATCCCGTTCTGGCTCTCGACCTTCGTCGACCCGGAGGTCATTCGTGTCCTTCAGGCCCCGAACGCTGGCGCCGAGATCCTCGGCGAGCAGAAGGAAGGCGACTGGACCACCCAGACCGCGACCTTCATGGTCGTCGAGAATACCGGCTTCGTCGGTCCCTACGGCGACTTCAACACGAACGGTCGCTCCGACGCGAACGTCACCTGGACGAACCGCCAGAGCTACCTGTTTCAGACGATCGTCGAGTACGGCGACCTTCAGGTCGACCGGGCCGGCCTCGCCCGCCTCAACTGGGTCGGCGAACTTCAGACGTCGGCCGCGCTGACGCTCGACAAGTTCCTCGACTATTCCTACCACTTCGGTATCGCCGGCCTGATGAACTACGGCCTGTTGAACGACCCGTCGCTTCCCGCGGCGCTCGTCCCGTCGGTCAAGGCCGCGGGCGGCTCGAAGTGGATCAACAACGGCGCCATCGTCGCGACCGCGAACGAGATCTACGCCGATATCCAGGCTCTGCTCCTCGATATTGTCACCCGTTCGGCCGGCCTGTTCAAGGAAGGCGACGCCGCGACCCTCGTGATGCCTCCCCAGGCGCGCGTCGCTCTGACCGCGACCAACGTCTACGGCATCAACGTCTACGCGCTCCTGAAGGAAAACTACCCGAATCTGAAGATCGTCACATCGTACCGGTACGCGACCTCTGCGGGTAACGTCGTTCAGTTGTGGGCGGATCGATTCCAGGGCAATAAGACCGGGATCTGTGCGTTCGTCGAGAAGCTCCGGGATCACCAGATCGTTCGGGACCTGTCGGCCTACCGCCAGAAGAAGACCAGCGGCACCTGGGGCGCGATCATTCGTTACCCTGTCGCCGTCTCTCAGATGCTCGGAGTCTAAGATCCTATGGGAACCTCGAACACCGTCGCCATTGCCTGTCGGCTTCCTCACGGCTTCGTCCTGCAAGCGCAGGAGCGATTCGCCGTCGCGGAGCCGACGCAGTCGGACCCGTCTCGGAAGGTGGAGCGTTCGCGCTATACCGGCCAGAAATTCCGGGTGGCGGGGTTCGCGGTCTCCCGAGATCCGGCCGACGAGACCGAGCGTCAGACCGTGGTCGCCGGTTACGGGATCACACCTGACGTCCCGAAGGATCTCTGGGACGCGTTCCTCCGGGACAACGAGGACTGGGAGCCGATCAAGCGCGGCCTCGTCGCGGCGTTCGAGAGCGAGTCTCGCGCGAAGGGATACGCCCGTGAGGGCGCGGCCGGGTTCTCCGGCCTCGAAGGCATCCGCATGACCGATCTTCCGACCGAGTTCTCAGGGAAGATCAAGCCCGACGAGAAGAAGTGAGGCGCGACCCATGTCCAAGAAGTCGATTTTCGTCAGCAGCACGGCTCACACCGGTCTGACCCTGATGGAGCCGAACCCGAACCCGGATAAGCCCGGCGACGCGGCTCCTCTGCGTTCCTTCACCCTCGCCTCTTCGGGCCGGCCCGGCGTCGCTGCCGTGACCGAACTGACCGGCGACGAGGCCGAGGCGTTCGAGGCTTGGGCCAAGGAGAACAAGAACGGCGACCTGATGCGCTCCGGCGTCATCTCCGTCGGCGACGAAGCCCAGGGCGAGGAAGAGTTCGGCCATGAGGCGTTCCTGAAGGGCGCCAAGGGTTCCGGCTCGACCGAGAAGGCTTCGGCCGGCAAGGTCAAGGCTCAGGACATGACCGAGAAGGGTCCGGGCAAGCCGAACGACGGCCCTGGCGAGCCCCGCAAGGCCTCCCAGCCCGGCGAGGCCGAGCCGAAGACCGGCGCCACTGTCGCTCCCGTCGGCGAGCCCGCGAAGAAGTAAGGGGTCGAGATGACCGTCGACAGGGACGCGCTCGTCGTCGCGTTCCCGGAGTTCGGGAACGTCGATACGTACCCGGACGCCCAAGTCGCGTTCTGGATCAATCAAGCTTCGCTCTCTCTGGCGCCCGCTCGGTTCGGGCGCCAGATCGATCTCGCGATCATGCTGTTCGCAGCCCACAACCTCGCCCTCTCCGTCCCCGCGAAACGCGCAGAAGCGATCGCCCCCGGCGGGGCCGCGGCCGTATCTCTCGCCCCGGTCGCATCCAAGGCGGTCGATGGCATCTCGAAGTCGTACGACAACGGCCTCGTGGCGATTTCCGGGGCTGGCCCCTGGAACGCGACGTCGTACGGTCAGCGGCTCTATAAGATGCTTCAGGGTGCGAATACCGGACCGCTGTATCGGGTCTCGCCGCGCGCATTCCCTTGCGGACCGCGGAGGCTGTAGTGACCCTGAAGATCGTCACCGATGCGACGTCCGAGTTGTTCCGGGATATCGACGCCCTAGTAAAGTCGCGCGTCCTGATCGGCATTCCGGACACTGGCGCCGAGCGCCAGCCCGAGGACGGCGAAGAGGGCACGCCTCCGTCGAATGCCCTGATCGGCTATCTCATGGAGACCGGCGCCCCGGACAAGAACATGCCGGCCCGGCCGACGCTCGTTCCCGGGATCGAGAAGGCTTCTGAGCGAATCGAGAAGCAACTCGCGAAGGCGGCGATCGCTGCGATCTCAGGCGATTCGGCGGGCGTCGATGCCGGTCTCGCGGCGGCCGGCCTCATTGGACAGGCGTCGGTTCGTGCCGAGATCACCGACGGAACGTTCGCGCCGCTCGCCGATCGGACGATCAAGGCTCGCCTATCGCGCGGCCGGACGTCGACCAAGCCGCTTATCGACAGCGGACAATTCCGGCAGGCTGTGACCTACGTCGTCGCGCGGAGAGGCGTATGAGCGTCTACGCCGCCTTCGATCCGGCCTCGGACGTCATCGACGATCCGGATTTCATCACGCCGATCGCGGTCCTCCGCTCGACTGAACAGATCGGCCCCGGCGGTCTCGCGCTCGTGACCGCGACGGTTCCAGGCGGCGTCGTCGTCAACGCGATCGTAACGCCCGACCCGGGCCGCGATCTCGTCATCTCCTCGAATGGCGTCGGGATCCAGGCTGACATAAAGATCATCACCCGTTTCCCGCTCTCGCTCGGTGGGACAGGCTACACGGCCGACCTCGTTCGATATGCCGGACGTGAGTATCGCGTGATCTCGGTCAAACCGTACCTCTACGGATCTGGCTGGGTGAAAGCTCAGGCGAAGATGACCTCGATCAACCCGGTTCCCGAGACACCGGCCGGCGATACGACGCCCTCGCTCCCTCCCGCGTCGGGAGGGTTCCTTGATCAATAACATCCCGATCGGGAACCCGACGAACTCTTCGGCGTCCCCCGGGCCGCTCGGTCCGGCATCTCCGAACGTTCTCGACGATCTCGCGCTCGATTCGGCGCTTGCCGCCGTGATTGCCGGGATCACGGGCATGGATCAGTCGCTCGTGATCCCTCGTGATCAGCCCGGCTCGGGCTTTCGCGAGCCCGACGTCCAGTACAACTGGGTTTCTGTCGGGGTCATGACGTCAACGCCGATGTCGACCCGAGCGATTCAGGCGCACAATTCGGACGGTGATGGCTCGACTGCACTTCACCAGTACTACACACTTGACGTCCTCGTGTCCTGTTACGGACCGAAGAGCAACGGCATTGCGCGCCTTATTTTCGATGCGTTCGATATCGATCAGAACCGTTTCGCTCTTCGCGCCCTCGGGCTCAATTTTCTCGACGTCGAGCCAATTCGGAAGGTTCCCGGTCTCGTAGCGGCCGGGATCCGGCGTCGATCGGATCTTTCGTTCCGTCTCGTGCAGTCGATCGAGCGTGTGTATCTTATCCGCAATATTCTTGGCGCACGCGGGGCTGTTGTTTCTGCCAACGGACCGCCGGAAGATCCGGACACGAAAATTCAACCGTTCAAGACCCGCCTACCATCTCCCTCGACCAGTGGCGGCTCGTAACGTAAAGACATATTCACTCAGATAAGGGGCGCCGGTCGGCCGGCGGATTCGAAATGCTCGCGAACGACGGCCTGAACGTTTCGGACTTTGTCCGGACCTCCGTAACGCTATCGCCCTCCGCGGCTCTCTACCGAAACTTCGGCGTCGCCGCGATCATCGGTTCGACCCCGTCCGTGATCGATACTGCCGAGCGTCTCCGGTACTATTCGGATCTGACGGGCGTTCAGCAGGACTTTCCCGTCAACTCGCCCGAGGTCGCCGCCGCGACGATCTATTTCTCGCAGCGCCCGCAGCCCGGCGACCTCTATATCGCGCGTTGGGCGCAGACCGCGACGAAGGGCCATATCCGCGGCGCGACGCTGAACGGCGTTCAGTCGCAGCTTTCGAACTTCAACACGATTTCCAACGGTGCGCTCTCGATCCTCGTCGATGGTACGGCGCGGAACCTGACCGGGATCAATCTGACGACCGCGCTCAATCTGAACGGCGTCGCCGCGGCGGTTCAGACGGCATTCCAGGCCCTGAACCCCGGCGCGGTGGTTCTCTGGAACGCCTCGTATCGGCGCTTCGAAGTCGCCTCCGGAACCAGCGGGTCAGGATCCTCGGTCGGTTACGCGACGGTCGCCCCCAGCGGAACCGATCTCGGTCCACTTCTTCACCTGACGACGCTCGACGCCTCAGCGCCCGTCGTCGGCGTTCCGGCCGAGAGCTTCCTTTCGGCCGTCGCCGCGCTCGCCGCGATCTCGAACGCTTGGTACGCCCTGATCCCGGCCGCCGTCACCCCGCCGACCGATTCGGATCAGATCGCGGTCGCTTCGATGATCGAGGCGCTGTCGGATTCGCAGGCGAAGATTTTCGCCGACACGATCGTCAACGCGAACGTTCTCGATGGGACGACCTCGTCGGACCTCGCCTCGACCTTCCAGTCCCTCGGGCTCGCGCGGACGCTGTCGCAGTATTCCGGATCAAGCGCGTACGCCGCGGCGTCGCTGTTCGCTCGGATCGCGACCGTCAACTACGAGGGCTCGAACACCGCAATTACCCTCGCCTACAAGCAAGAGCCCGGCGTCGCCCCCGACGGGATCAACGAGAATCAGTTCGTCACGCTGAAGTCGAAGAACTGCAACGTCTTCGCTCGGGTTCGGAACGGGACGCAGGTCGTGTTCCCCGGTATCATGGCGAACGGGGACTACATCGACGAGCGCGTCGGGATGGACTGGTTCCAGAACCGGCTTCAGACGGACTGCTACAACCTCCTCTACACGACACCGACCAAGATCCCGCAGACTAATGACGGGATGACCCAGATCAAGACGACGATCGCGGCGGCATGCCAGATCGGCGTGAACAACGGCCTGTTTGCGGCCGGCGGGATCTGGACCGGCCCTCCGGTCGGGACGCTCAAGACCGGCGACACGCTGTCGACCGGTTTCTACATCTACGCGCCGGACGTCGCTCAGTTGTCGGATTCGGATCGGGCTGCGCGGATCTCGGTCCCGTTCCAGATCTGCGTTAAGCTCGCCGATGCCGTCCACATCATCAATATGTCGGCGTTCCTCGATCGCTAACGCCAACCCGATTTAAGGATCCCGACATGACCGCGCCTATCGCCTACTCGTTCAAGGATATCTCCGCCACGATCAAGGGTCCGGGCGGGGCGTTCTCACTTTCCGACCAGGGCGTCGCCGACGAGGGAATCACCGTCGCGATGATCGACGACAAGACCTCTATGGTGACGGGCGCCTCGGGCGACGGCATGCACTCGCTGCACGCCGCGAAGGCCGGCCGGGTCACAATCCGGATCCTTCAGAACTCGCCGAATCGGAAGCGCATCAACGATATGTACAATTTCCAGGCCGAGTCCTCGGCCCGGACCGGCCAGAACACCTTGATCGTCTCGAATCCGGTCTGGGGCGACGACCACATCTGTCAGTACGGCGCTTTCGTCAAACAGCCCGATTTTACGAAGGCGAAAGAAGGCGGTATCCTGGAATGGGTCATGAATTTCATTCTGGTCGACACCGTGCTCGGAGACGGGACGCTGGCGACCTAACGAAGGTCGAAGATGAGCGCCGAGCACGAGTTCGAAATCCGGGGCGAGACGTACCGGTGTAAGAAGATGAGCGGGATCGTTCAGGTCCACGTTCTCCGTCGCGCCGGGCCGGCGATCTCGCCCCTCGTTGCGGCGGCAAAGAACGGGATCCACGACGATCTCGTCGAAGAGATCATCGCGAATATGTCGAAGCTCGACGACGCTTCGACCGAGTACGTTCTGACGAAGTGTCTTTCGGTCGTCTCGGTGAAGCGCGACGGCGGCTGGCCGAAGATCCTCGCCTCGGTCGACCGACTCGAATTCATGTACGACGAGATCGGCGACGACGCCTATCTCATGTTGGCGATCGCGGCGCGGGTTATGGGGTTCAATTTCGAACCGCTTTTTCGCGAAGCCCTGTCGAGTTTCTCCGGCGGGGCGACTCAGACGTTCCGAATGTAGACTTCGTTTACATGCCGAATGGTGAGGAATGGTATATGAAGCCGATAGATCTCGGCTTTTATACGTATCCTCAGCTTAAAGACGGCACGATTCTGATCGAGGATATCGCGGAGATCAACGACTACATCTCGATCGCGAACGAGAATCAGGGACGCCTCCGCGTGGCGATGAAAAATGGCTGACAGCGTCCTCAAGTCTTACCTGATCTCGCTCGGATTCGCCACGAAAGGCGGGTCCGAGTTCAAGCGTTCTCTCAAGGACTACGAGAAGGCCGTCGTCGACGCCGAGAAGGCGATCGAGGACGCGCGCTGGGCCGGCGCGCAGACCCAGGAAGAGATCGCGAAGCTCACGCGCGAGACGAACCTAAAACTCGCCCGCGAGGCGTTGGCAAAGGCCGCGGACGCGAAGAAGCAGGAAGACGAACTCGCGAAAAAGCGGAAGGAGGATGCCGCCGCCCTGATCAAGGGCTTCGAGAAGCTCGCGATCGCGGCTGCCGCTGCGGCGACAGCGATCGGGTACGCCCTCTCGAAGATCTCGGGCGCATTCGACAACCTGTACTTCCAGGCCGAACGCGCCGGGACGTCTGTTCAATCGCTCAAGGCGATCGGGTACGCGTTCTCCCAGACCGGAGGGTCGGCACAGCAGGCTCAAGCTTCGGTCGATTCGTTCACGACCAAGATCCGCAATAACCCCGGACTTCGGCAGTTCGTCCGCGAACTCGGCGTCGACGACAAGCTTCAGGGCGTCGACAAGTACATCGCGACGCTCGACGCGCTGAGAAAACAGCCAAAGGAGATCGGCGTTCAGTACGCCGAGATGCTCGGGATCTCGGAGGAGAATTATAACCAATTCCTGCGCCAGGGCGACGCGATCAAGGCGTACAAGACGCAGTACGACGGACTTCTGAAGACGTTCGGGCTCGATACCGAGAAGGCCGCGGACAACTCGGTCAAGTTCGAGCGCGCGATGGGTAAACTCCGTGCGACGGTCAGTATTCTCGCCGAGAAGCTTCTGACTGCGCTCGCCCCGGCGATCACGGCGATCGTCGACCGGTTTCAGGCTTGGGTCGAGGCGAATCCCGGCGCGCTCGATAAGATCCTGACGAACATCTCGAATGCGATCATCGCGGTCGCCGAAGGGATCGCGAAGTTCATCGCCTCGATCACGGGCGACGACGGCGACGGGTTCATCAAGAAGTGGGACGCGTTCACGGCGCGCGTGGTTCGGTTCGCGGAGACGATCGAGCGGATCGTCTACGGGGTCGAGAAGCTCATGAAGATGCTTCACCTCCTCTCCGACACGAAGACCGTCCTCGGCTCGTCGGATCGGACCGTCGCGGCCCTGAACGCGCTCTCGGGCGGAACCGTCGCGCCAAATGGACCGGGAGGAGCGAACACTGGGAATGCCGTTCCGCCGGACGACCGGACGGTCATGGAGAAGATCCTCCCGAAGTCGATGGGTGGCAAGGACGCTCCGGCAGCCGGTGACGGCTCGCGGGCGTGGCGAAACAACAACCCCGGTAATATCAAGATGGGCGATTTGGCCCGAAGCCTCGGCGCGACCGAGGCCGACGACAAGGGCTTCGCGAAATTCCCGTCGTACGATGCCGGCAGGAAGGCCCAAGAGAAGCTCCTGTTTGAAGGTAAGAACTACAAGGACAAGACGATTGCCGAGGCGATCAAGACCTGGGCGCCAGCGAGCGATGGCAACGATCCGAACGGGTATGCACAGCTCCTCGCGAAGGCGGCCGGCGTCCCGGTTGATACGCCGCTCGCGTCGCTGAACACGGAGCAGCGCGGCCGTTTGCTCGATGCGCAACAGCGGAAGGAGGGTTGGACGCCTGGAACGGCCGAATCGGATTTGACGACGAGCGGACCGGTCCGAGCGAATTTGATGAACGGCCAGTACGGTCAGCCCGGCGAGAACCTGACCAAGCTTCGGACCCAGAGCGGTCTTTCCGCTTCCGTCAACAAGGCGTCGGCGCCTTCGTTCGAAGGCTTCATCAAGGAGCTTGAAGGGCAGGGCTACAACATCAAAGACTTCGGCGGCTTCAATGATCGCAATGTTCGCGGCGGCGATCGGAAGTCTCAGCACGCCTACGGGAATGCGATCGATCTCAACCCGGGTAAGAACCCGCTTGGAACGCAGATCACGGATCTTCCTGACAACGTCCGTAAACTCGCAAAGAAATACGGCCTGATTTGGGGCATGGATTGGAAGGGCCGGAAGGATCCGATGCACTTCGAGTGGAACGGCACCCGTCCGTGGCTTGAAGAAGAGAAAAAGCGGGAGGCGGGTAATTCTACTCCGACGCCAACGGTTCCGAAGGCGGGCGATGCGACGCCCGTCGCAAAATCCGATAAGCCGAATATGTCACCCGCTGGTTTCGACCCGAACTCGATCAAACCTTCGATGCCGGCCGGAGTTGGACCAGGGGCGACTTCGAATTCAAGCTCCACCGACGCGCGCTCGATCACGCAGCACATCCACAACGATACGAAGATCTCCGGCGTCGAGCGGCCGGCCGATCATGCGAAGGTCGTCGAGAGCAGCCTTCGTAACGTCCACCAAATGAGCCTTGAAAACGCTCAGTCGGCGATCGCGTGAGGACGCAGAGATGGCCTTAACAGACCTTGTCGGCCCTGCGATCAACGCCCTGTCCGGAGCGATCGCCTCGATTCAACCGATCGGTCGCTCGATCGGCGAGATCTATCCCGATGTCGTGATCGAGGAGGGGCACCGCGACGAATCGATCGTTACCGCCGAGCCGGTCCAAGGCGGCGCGATCGTCACGGACCACATCTTCGACCGGCCCCCGAGTGTCGAGATCCGCGGCGGGTTCTCAAACTCGTCGGCGGGATACGTCGGTTATGTCCAGGAGCAGTATCAGGCGCTGCTTAAGTTGAAAGCGTCGAAGAGGCCGTTCTTCCTCTCGACAGGGAAGCGCGGCTATCAGAACATGGTGATCCAAGCGATCGCCGTGACGACCGATTCGCGGTCCGAGAATGTTCTAATGTTCACGGCGATTTGCGTGAACATCAACATCGTCCGGACAGCATCCGCCGCGAGCGACCCGACGACCGCGAGCCCGGCAGCAAGCCAAGCGGATCAAGCGAACCCATCCTCGACGGCCGGTGTCTCGAATTCCGGCACGATCGAGGCAAGGCCGGTCGATGCTCAGTCGTTCGCGGGCGCGTACGGCCCCGGGTCGAACCTAAATCCCGGGAGCGCGGCGGCGCCGGGTTCGATCGGCGATTCGTCGTTCGGCGCGGTCGGCTCGGGGCTGTCTGGTCTCTCGGCGCCGCCGCTCGTTTCGACTGACGTCGGCGAGCTGATTGCAACCGGACCTGGCGGTAACGTCGTTTCGACGGTTCCGGCTTCTCCAGGGTATAACCCGTTCGCAACCGGCACCTTCGGGGGAACGTAGACGATGAAGACCGCGTACGAGATCCCGCTTCAGCCGTCGAATCCGACGTTCTTCTCGATCACGCTCGACGAGATCGGGTACAACTTTCGGATGACGTACTGCACCCAGAGCGCGTGCTGGATCCTCGATATCGCCGACGCAGCGTTCAACCTGATCCTGGCAGGGGTTCCGCTCGTCTCGGGCGACGATCTACTCGCGCAGTATCGCTACCTCGGCTTTCCGGGCGGCCTGATCGTGACGACCGATCGAGGATCCGGAGAGGTCCCTGGTTTTGATGACTTCGGTTCTGTCGCACACCTGTTCTACATCTCGGACAACGCGTGATGGGTGAGCATTTTCTGCGCGCCGTTGAGATCGAGGTCGGCGGGACGAAATTCACCTACGATGGGACGATCCCGGACAACCTCGCTGACGGGCGCGGTGACGGCCCCGGTCTCCGAATCAGCTTCGATACCCACCAGCGCGATTCGTCGACACCGAACTATGCGAACATCCGGATCTTCAACGTCTCGGAGAAAGCAGCAGCGTCGGCGCTCGTTCGTGGCGCCGAGGTCAAGATCTCGGCCGGATACGCCGGACAGGTCGCGGAGATCTTCAAGGGTCAGGTGATTCAGGCCCGGACGAACGTTCGTGACCGGCCGGACGACCCGAACACGGCGCTCGTGATCCTCGCAACCGATTCCGGGATCGCTCGGAACTTCGCCGTCGCGAACAAGACGCTCTCGGCCGGTCACACCCACGCTGATCGCGTGATGGCGTGTATCGATGCGATGAAGGCGCAGGGCGTCGGTCTGGGTTACATCGCATCTGCCGCGCTCTCGAAGACGAAGTTCCCACGCGGGATTGCCCTGTTCGGCATGGCGAAGGACATCCTTCGGGCAACTTGCGCCGCGACGAACACGAGCTTCTCGATCCAGCGCGGAAAGGCGCAGATCCTAGAGAACGGAAAGGGGCTCCCGGGAGGCGTGATCCCGCTCCGCGCCGATACGGGGCTTCTCGGACTTCCGGTTCAGACGATCCAGGGCGTTGAAGCGCGGATCCAATTGAACGGGAACATCGTCGTCGGCTCGATGGTCTCGATCGATTCGAAGATCATCCAGCAATCGTCTTTCTCGCCGGCCTACGGCTCCGCGAACGAGAACTACTATCTCGATTCCGCTCGCCTCGCCACGGACGGTATCTATAAGGTCTATGTCGTCGAGCATGTCGGCGACACCCGTGGCGGCGTGTTCGAGACGGCGATCGTCTGCATCCGGAAGGGCGCGCTCGCAAATCCAGCGCTCGCGTCGCGGATGGTGCCGCTTCCCGATTCTTCTCCGACGGGGAACTGATATGTCCGATAAAGGCGCGCTCGACCTTCGAACCCGCTTCGCGGATCCCGATGAGCTTCTAGAAACGATCAAGGACGCCGTTCGTCAGCAGACACGAACTTCGATCCCGGTCTCGGTCGTCGAGGATTCCGAGGATGGTCACACGGTAAAGCTCCAGCCGCTGATTAAGGCGATCGTTCGGAAACCGGATGGGACGACGGAGGCTGTGACGCTCCCTGTCCTTCCGGATATCCCGATCCATCACATCGGCGGTGGCGGCACGACGATGACGCACGCCCACAAGCAAGGCGACGAAGGCTGGATCATCGTCTCTGACGCCTCGATCGATGCCTGGCACCAACAAGGCGGCGTCCAGGCCCCGCCTGATACGCTCTCTCACGCGATGTCGGACGCGGTCTACATGCCCGGCGTCCGCTCGGATCCGCGTAAGCTCAAGGGCGTCTCGAAGGATTCGACCCAGACCCGGACGGACGATAAGCAGACGGTTCACGACGTCGGCGATAAAGGCGTAACGAGCGTTCGCGGAACCTCCGTCGCACAAGTCACCGATGCGCTGGCTCGGCTTCAAAAAGGCGGCGCGAGCATCCTCAACGATGGAATGACGATCCAAAAGATCGCGTCCAAGATCCTGATGAATTGCTGATATGGCCGGCGGCTTCGTTCCCCTCCCCCAAGCGCTCCAACTGATCGGCGGCGTTCCGCTCTTGAAGGTCGGTAGCGTCTTCGCGGAGAAGCTCTCGATCACGAAACGGCTCGACGGCGGCGCGGCCGGCGATCTGATGAAGAAGGTTCTCCAGGACGGAAACCTCTCGTCGCTTCTTCAGAATCCGCAAGCAGCGATCTCGTCGGCGATCTCGTCGGCGATTCCCGGCCTCGCGGCGGGCCTAGGAAGCGTTTCGGGCGCGGCCGGGCTCATATCCTCGTTGACGGGCGCGAACGGCCTAGGGGCGACTCTCTTGGCGTTTCAATCGGCCGGCGACACGCTTGCCGGTTTGACAAACGGCGGCGCCGGGTTCCTCGGGATGATCGCTCACGATACGACTGCGCAGATGGCCGGGGCGGCGCTCCCCGATCTCGCAGCGACGTCGGTCGTGACCGGACCGCTCACGGCGTCCGGCCTTCTCGGCTCGATTCAGACCGTACTCCCGCAAGTCGTCGGACAGGTCGTCTCGGGGAGCCTCGCCCCGGCAATCGCGCAAGCCTGGGTCGACGGCGTCGGTGGGCAACTCAACGGGATCGTCTCGGCTTCGAATGCTGCGCTCTCTTGGTCGGCCGCGAATCACACCCTCGTCGCCTCGGTTGCCACGATCGGCGGTGCGCTCGCCGTACCGCCGGTCTTCGATGTCGAAGGTAATCGCGAGGAAGGGGTCGCCACAGGCTTTCAGGGGGTTTTGCAGTCGCTGGTACAGCCGGACGCCCTCGCGCCACTCTCGGACGCCTTGTCGGCGCTTACGGCGCACACGAAACACGATCCAGTCGACCCAGACGACTACACAAGCCTAGAGGGGTAGGAGGAGGGGAGGAGGTACGGGTTCACTTTTTTGGGTCAAAAGTGGGTACGGGTCCGTTTTATATCCTCTCCTGTATTCTACTTCTAATTTAGAAGAAGAAGAAATATTATATATATAAAACCGGCTCGTACCCACTTTCGACCCAAAAAAGTGAACCCGTACCTCGGCAGAGGAGGAGAACCCAATGAGAGTTCGTCGCGTCGATGAGAACGGGGACATGGTTTTCGGAGGCGATCAGGTCGCGTTTCTCCGCAATTCCCCGGATGCGGTTGCGCAGATCGTCGAGAGCCGGCTCAACCTCTGGCAGGGTCAGTGGTACATGGACCTCTCAGACGGGACGCCGTACGAGCAGAACGTCCTCGGCCGCTATACAGCGAATGTTCGCGACGCCGTCCTTCAAACTCGGATCCTGACGTCCCCCGGCGTCCGACAGATCAAAACCTATTCCGGCGCCTATGATTCCGGGCCGCGCCAGTACACAGTTTCGGTCGAGATCGAAACCGCGTATTCATCGGACGTGAGTTCGGGATTGACGCCGTCGGCGGCGCGGCTGAACACGAAGGTTGAATTCGGGCGGTAGCGCGTGGGTCAGACACCAGTCCTTCGGATAACGGAAGCCGGCGCGGCAAAGCCCACGCTCGCGGAGTGCCTCGCGTACGTCCAGGGCGTTTACCGCTCGATCTACGGCCAGGACACCTATCTCGGGAACGACTGCCAGGACGGCCAATTTCTCGCGCTCCTCGCCCAGGCGCTCGACGACGTCAACGGGACCGCGCTCGCGACCTACAATGGGTATTCGCCGAGTTCGGCCCAGGGCGCCGGGCTATCGTCGATCGTAAAGAACGTCGGTATCCGGCGCAAAATTCCGACCTACTCGACCGATGATTTCCTTCACGTCGGTCGCGCGTTCACGACGGTCACAGGCGGCCTCGTCACGGACCCAGCGGGCTATCAGTGGGCTTTCCCTGATTTTACGATTCCAGAGGCCGGACAGGTCTTGGTTACGGGGACGTGTACGACGATCGGCGCGATCTCGCTTTCGGCTGGCGCTGTCGATACCGCGAACGGAAAGGGCGCGATTGCGACCGTCCAAAACGGCTGGCAATCGGCGACGAACCCGAGCGCGGCGGCCCCGGGAGCCCCGGTCGAGCGCGATAGCCAGCTTCGCCAGCGCCAGGCCGCCTCGGTCGCTCTTCCGTCGCAAACGCTCCTTGGCGGCCTCGTCGGGACGCTCTATGCTGTTTCGGGCGTCACGCGTCTTCGGGCCTACGAGAACGACACGAATCAGCCCGACGCGAATGGGATCCCGGGCAAGGGAATTTCGATCGTCGTAGAGGGCGGCGACGCGATCCAGATCGCGACCTTAATCGCGCTCAAGAAGGGCGCTGCCGGGACTTGGGGCTCGACCGTCGTTCCGATCACCGATGACGTCGGGATCACGCGGAACGTCAACTTCTTTCGTCCGACGATCATTCCGATTACATATGCGATGACGATTCGTCCGAAGGCTGGGTACACCTCGGACGTCGAGGCTCAGATTCAGGCTTCTCTGGCAACCTGGACGACCGATCTCGGAATTGGAAACGGCGTTGCGCTTTCGAAGGCTTACGTCCCGGCCGACCTTTCCGATCAGCCGACTGGATCGACGTTCGAGATCGTTCCGAACTCACTCATCGCTGCGCGAGATGGACAGATCTCGACCGCCGCGGACGTCGTTCTCGCGTTCAACGAGGCGCCGATTTGCGTCCCGGCGAACGTTACATTCTCTTACGTCAGTTGAGGTAGATCGTGCCGGACCTCATCAACATAGGAATCGCTCCTAATGACCATACCGGAGACGATTTTCGCACCGTTTGCCTAAAGCTAAATGCGTATTTGGCGCTCCTCGCGGACCGCAATCAATCGCTCGTTGATCAGTCGGCGTTGACGGCATTAAAGGCGCAAATCGACCTTTCGATCTCGAGCAAGCTCGATAAGACCGGGGATGCGTCGGGGACGAGTGTTCCGATCTTCGGCGGGGGCACCGCAAAACTCGGCGATGCCATTCCGACCTTGGACGTGCCGCGCAGTGAGATCGGCAATCGCGTCATCCCGTTCCGATCCTTCGTCTCGACCGGGTTTTATTCGGCCGGTGATGCGGGCGGGGGCGCCCGCTACGTGCTCGGCACGTCGTCTGGTTTAATGGCGATCCAGGACGCCGCCGGGACGTGGTTTAATTTGGCGCTCGGCGGCGGCCCGGTGCGGCCTGGATGGTTCGGCGCCGTCGCGGGCGTCGCCGACCATACTGCGGCACTCCAGGCGTGCGATGCAGCGGCCACCGCCGCCAGCCTGCCCTATGCGCTCTCGGGGACATATTCGGTATCGACGTTCAAGCCGAGCGACGGTGCGGTGATCCACGGCGCAGGCATCCTCGTCGGCAACGCAACGACGCCGACCGACTGCATCCTCGACATGACGAGCGCCGTCTGTACGGCGAGCGGGCGCGTGTATGTCGCGGGGCAGTACAATACCAATTACAAGTGTGGTGTCTGGTACCGAGGGCAGCAAAAGCAGAACGTATTTTTTCAAGCACTGAATATCACAGGCTGCTTGATTGCGCTGCGAGTCGGGAGCAAGGCATACCCGTCTGGGATCATTTCGGAGTCGACCTTTACGAATGTGTCGACCTACGGCTGCCCAGTTGCGCTCGAAGTGGCCGGCGTTGAGACGTACCTAAGCTTTATCGGCTGCATCTTCTCAGGAGATCGGTTCGGGGCGCCGAACGGATCGGCCTTCCTGACGGCGCCATGTCGGGCGATCCGGTGCATTGGCGGCTTCGCGACCGTGATTGGCGGCGAGGCGATCATGACGAGCGTCACCGACCAGGTGCTCGTCGAGATGCAGCCACTGGCCGGCACGAACGGTGAGGGCACCCGCTTCGGTGAGGTCAAGCTGATCGGAGTATGCGCCGAGACGGCGAGCCCGCTCCTATCAATTACAAACCCGGACAATCTTACGATCAATTCGACGGCCGGTGTTGATGGCGCGTTCACAGCGCATGATTGTACCGGCTACGTCAGCAACAACGCGGCGCCGTTCCTTACGGATCATGCGACCTTCGCCGGTCGGATCTGGCTGGACAATAACGATCTCGACTTCCCAGGAACAAGAACACAGCCGAACGCGATTTTCACGTCGCCGAACACCAAGTTTCGATTTGGACAGAAGGCTTTCGGGAAAGGCTTTAAACATCCGATTGGCGGCACGACCGGCGGTATCGCGTGCCACGACCGACGACAAGTTTTCCGGGGCACGGGGTCGGGGCAGACGCTGACCACGTCCGGCACGACCATGGTGTTCGCCACGCTCGACACGGTCGACGAGTGCCCTTTCTATGCGGCGTGGCAATCGGGCGGCGTCTTCACCGCGGCCTATGCGGTCAGCGAGGTGACGTTCTCGGCTGGTTTTGCATTTCCAGGGGCTCAAGGCACGCTGTCGATCTTAAGGGACGGGTCTACGCGGATTGCGCGGGCGCCCGTAGTCAACGGATACGCCTTCGTATCCGTGACCCTGAAAGGCGTCCCGGCTGGCGCGACGTTCCGATCGTTCGTCGAGCTGACCACGGCGCCGACTGGCGGGCAGGGTGATTATCAATCGAATTTTCTGACCGTCGATCTGCGCAACGAGCCGAACTGACCCTTCCCCCACCCCTCCACTCTCTCACCCTGCTCGCCGGGAGCCTGATAATGTCGGAAATCGATCTTCGAGATTATCTGACCGCCGACAGCGCCATCGTTACGGCTGACTCGACACTGTTCACCGCTGATAATTCTCTTTCTTCGATCACCCGAGCGAAGACCGTCGACGACTATCTCGGTGCGATCACGCCTTGGCAGAGCAACGCGATCAAGGCGCGGTTTCTCGCGACCGTCTCTGCGAACGTTGCCCCATACTGCGATTCGCAGGCTGCGATCGCGAGCATGCCTGGTTTATTTGATCTCGACGTCGCCGTCGGCGATCAACTCGATAAGACGGGCGAGTGGATCGGCCAGAGTCGTGGCGTTCCGATCGTTCTCCCAAGCCTTTACTTCTCGGCCGATATTTCCGGGCTCGGAGCGGACGAAGGCTACGCTGCTCAGCCGTTCGCGTCCGGCTACGGCACCTCGTACCTTCCGGATTTGTACTATCGGAAGCTACTGTATGCGAAGATTCTCGCGAATCGTTGGGACGGGACCGTTTCCGGGCTTCTCGCAATTATGCGGTCGTATTTCGACGATCCGGCGACCTTGGTATTTATCGATGATAAGAGCGGAAGCGCGAGCCCGCCTTTATATTTCGCAGCCGATGATGCGATTGCGGGTGCGGATATTGGCGTCGCGTATCCGGACGGCGCGGCGGGTGCCCCGTTTGCCTCGTTCTCGATGCAATGGATCGTCGCTTTCGCCGGAAAGATTCCTTCGGCCGTCGACCTTGCGATCCTGACGGCCGGAATCCTTCCTGTTAAGCCAATGGGTGCTGATGTTCAGACCCTCGTTACGACTGTTGACGGCGCTCCCCTTTTCGGCGCTGACATAGATAACGCCTACGTTTCCGGGGCCGATCTCGGCGCGACCGATAACACACCGGCTTACGTCTCGGCGCTCCTCGCCGCCTGACATGCTTTTGTTTCCCTCATCGTTTCGCTAGGACTATATCGCTTAAGATCGCCGAGACGGAATCGCGCATGCCGACGAACTCATATCTCCCGTTCGCCATCGCAGCCGGCGCGAACGTTTGGTCAGACGCTGCTTACAACGGCTCCCAGCAACAGCAGACCGGTCAGCAGAAGGGAATCGTCCCGTCGGGGATGATGAACAAGGCTTGGCGGCAAAGCTCTGTCGGAACGAGTGCGCTCGGACAGATCATCGTCGATCACGGTCTTGTCGACGCGCTCGATGATGGAAATGTTGCCGCTCTAAAAGCAAACCTCCGAATGTCTTTCGCCGCGATGTTGGCCGGCGTTGCATTCGCGGTCGATCAGTCAGCAACGCCTAATATTTTGACCGTCATCCTCGATCCAGTTCCTCCGTCCTTAACCGGGTTTCGCGGGATTTTTGTTCGAGTTGCGAATACGAATACCGGACCAGTAAATCTTTCACTAAATAATCTTGGAAGCAAAGGCGTCGTTAAAAAAAATGGTCTTCCGCTCACGGCAGGAGATCTTATTCAAGGACAGTTTGCTCATTTTATTTACGACGCGGTTCTCGGCCAATGGACTGCGGCCGGCTCACTTCCTTCTGACGTCCTCGCGTCCCCAGCCGCGGCGAGTACCGCTACGTTTACGCTGCCGAGTACACAGTCCATTCCTAATAACATGAATACCCAGATCAATTTATCTGGGACGGCTCCTGCTTGGGGCACATTTTCTAACGGGACGTTGACGGTCAGCAAGGGCGGCATCTACACGGTCAATCTGATCGCAACGTCATCAATCGCCCCATCCACCCAAACTTCTCACGCTACGATCTTTTTCATCTACGCCAACGGCGTCAATCTAAGCCAGCAATCAGCCATCAACTGGACCAACCAGACGCAAAGTATCGGACTAAGCAATAGCTATACGAGCTATTTCCCGGCCGGAAGCACTTTTGCTGGCTGGACTTACCTCGGTAACTCCGGAACGACTGATGTTTGTTCTGTGACCGCCGCCACCATGACTGTTACGAAGTTTGGTTGAACATGCAGATCGCAACCTTCCTCGCGAACTACACCGGAAAAACGGTGGCCGAACTCTACGAAGGGGCAGATGGCCCCCTCGTAGAGCCTCATATGCATCTGGACGGAACCTGTAGTTTCCCGATCTGGCGCGTAGAAGACAAGGATCCGCCGACTTCCGAGGAGATTATCGCTGCGCTTGCAGCGCCAGAGCCCGCGGCATCGCCGTTGCCCGTGGTCCTCTACCGCGCCGATCTCTACCGCCGCTGCACGGACGACGAAGCCGACGCGATTGATGCGGCCTTGGCCAATCAGCCGACGCGGATCCGGCGCATCTTCGAGAGCGCGGTTACCTTCCGGTCTGACGACGAAATGTGGTCTCTGCTACACGATGCGGCGGTAGGCTTGTTCGATGACAAGCGCGCTGCCGTACTGCTGTCGGCCTCGGCTCCGTAAGGATTTTTCTACGGCGTAGATTTGTCTTCGAATTTTCTTAGATTTTGGAAGGACGACAGATGCCCAAGTCCACGTTCCTCAACAACGCAATTCTCGCCCTTCTTTTTCAGGGAACGGCGATCACCGGCCTCGCTCAAAACGCGACGACCTCGCCGCTGACGGTCTTGTACGTCTCACTTCATACCGCTGCGCCCGGCGTCGGCGGCGCCCAGAGCGTATCGGAGGCGGCTTATCCCGGATACGCTCGCGTCGCCGTCGCTCGGACATCTTCGGGATGGACGGTTCCGACAGCCGGATCCGTATCGCCCGTCGCAAACATCAACTTCCCGGCGGCGACCGGCGGATCCGAGACCGAGACCTATTTCGCGATCGGCACGACCGCTTCCGGTGCCGGGACGGTCTTGTACTCCGGCCCGATCACGCCGAACCTCTCGGTGAGCACGAACGTTCAACCGTTCCTGAACACCGCAACTTCGATCTCGGAGGCTTGAGCGAATGGCTATCGACCGTATCCTCCGCTCTGTCGGCCTTCAGCGCCGCGAGCGCGAGTCCGCCTCTGAGATCGTTCGGGTCGGCGCGATCGGCGTTGCCGTCGCCGCGAACGCATCCGGAAACGTCGACCTCGCCGAGCGCCTCGAAGCGGCGATGGTCGGCGCGATCGAG